CATCATCGTATCCTGGACAACATCCAGTAAGGAAATAAAAAAAAGAAAACCCTGATCCAAAAACTCAGGGTTTTTTATTTTATCTTGATTTAATCTGTTTGTCTACTAAAATATAGCATTGGATCTCGTCTAGAATCTAATCCAATATCAATTAATCTTGTTCCTCTTAATCTATGATATCTTGGTTCAGTAGGTTTTGGAGGGTTGTATGGTCTTCCAATATCTGGATTTGTTTCAGATCCTGAACCAGATCCAATTGTGGTAGAAAAGTCATCATCATCCAATGAAGAACCAGATCCAATTGTGGTAGAAAAGTCATCATCATCCAATGAAGAACCAGATCCAATTGTGGTAGAAAAGTCATCATCATCCAATGAAGAACCAGATCCAATACCACCAGCAGTTAAATCTTCTAATAATTTATTTTCGTGCTCAAGTTTTTTTATTTGCTCTAATAAATTATTATATTTTCTTACGTAATATTCTGTTTGTGCGTCCATACTTTATGTATATATAACATATGGGACTATTTGAAAATAGAATTAAATCGTTAGAATCAGCAGCGTATAAATTGTTAAACGAGTACGCTCCTCCGACAAACCCCTTTTTGAAGAATAGACAACCTGAAGTCTCGACATTGGAAGATAGAGAAAGACAAATAGGACTTCAAAAAGGTTTATCTATTTTATTCGGTGGAGGATCTTTACCGAGTAAGGTAAGAGAATTATTAAACCTTGGTAAAAAAACTCCGCTCCTTAGTGGTATTAATCCAAACGATCCCAAACCCCCATATGAAAGTGATGATATGGAAAGCAGAAGAACCCAGCCCGGTTATGGAATTTCTCCCCCAACAACTCCAAGCGGAGGTTTTGGGTTTGGCGGAAAGACAAGACCTAATTATGTTTTTCCCTCCAATGTTCAGGGAAGAACAACTCCGAGCACATTCAAATCATATGGTTCTGAAAATGAATTCTTCGAAAGAATGGCAACTCTAAGAAGTAAGCAAGCTGATTTGAGAAGAGAAAGAGCAAGTCTTAGAAAAACCATGACTGGAGACAAAACCAGCGGAACTCAAACACCAGATATTCAAAATAAAATTGCTGACTTAAGAGGTCAAGAAATTGCTGCTGGAGAAGAAGCTCAGTTCCTAAGAGCACAAAGAGGTAGACAAAAATCAAGAGAAATGACTGATAAAGGAATCGCCCAATCTAGAAGATTAGCTGGAAGATAAAATTATTTTCCTCTTTTAGCTTTAGAGATTTTAATAGCGGCCAGTTGTTTGGCCGCTTTTTCTTTGGTTGGATGGGTTCCCAAAACTTTCTCTCCAGAAGAATCTAAAACTTTGTACTTATTTCCTACTTTACGAATCATTTCTACCAATTGTTGAAAGTTTTTCATGGAAATATTTATACAGTGGTGTATACTTTTAGAGCGTGAAACCTAAATATAAGCAGATGAGTAAAAGAGTACTACTCTTAAATGCATCCGAAGAAGTGGTGAATATTATCGAATGGAATCGTGCCGTCAAATTGCTCTATAGCGGCAAAGCACTGGAGCATGATGTTGACGAATTTTACGAAATCAAACTACCCAATAAAACTATTCGTCTTCCGAAGATCATCATTCTTCGAAATTATATTCGCATTCCTTATAGACGAATTACTCCAAATCGTAAGAATATTTTTCTACGAGATCAATATAGTTGCCAATATTGTGATGATAAGCTCACAGAAAATACGGCAACAATTGATCATGTCACTCCCCGTAGCAAGGGTGGAGGTTCTACATGGGAAAACATGGTAACTTGTTGCCGCAAATGTAATCTAAAAAAGGCAAACAACTATCCAAAGGATGTTGGACTCAAGCTACATAAGAAGCCAAGACCACCACTCGTAAATGTACTTGGTTTAAGAGAATTGATCGAATTAAACAAGTGCTGGTCCAAATTTGTAGGATAAATTATGCCAACATACAATTATGAATGTACAAAATGCCAGCACCTGTTCGAACAAGTAGAAACAATTTCAAACAGAAATGTTCCATGTGATAAACCTTGCCCCAAGTGTAATGAAATGGGTGTAGAGAAGAGCTGGGTCGGTCAAACCCCAGGTTTAGCCGCAGACTCAACTCTTACTCCAGATAAGAAAACTGGTGGCCAATGGGGTGAATTGATGTCCAAGATGAAGCGAGGTATGCCTAAGAGATACCATAAAAATATGGATAGAGCCACAAATGTTTCTGGGTCAAAGTGGCAGAGATGATAAATAAGGATATGAAAAGCCTCAATGACATTATTAAATTTACTACAAAAGTAATCACAGAAGAAGATAATAAAAATAATAAAATTGATCAAATTGTAGAAACATTACAATTAGCAGAATCATATTTGGGGAGAAAGTTAAACAAACACGAAGTAAGTAACTTCACCGATATAATTCTTGAAGCTGATGAAGTAATGGAAAAACAAAAAAAAGATACTGATGTTTTGTTTAAAAGAGGAAAGTATACAATTGAAATAATTACTTCTGATGGTAAATTAGTCAAATCGGCCACTTCTCAACAAGGCATATTAAATGTAATTCATGGCGAAAAACAATATAGAGTTCTTGATGGAAACAATAGAGATATAACTGCTAAATTAAAATCATTTATTAGGCAAAAACAAAAGCAAGAAGAACTAAAGAAAAAATACGCCAAAAAGAAAAAAAAAATTCGAACTGAGTCGGTAAATTATTTGAATGAATTTGCTGGTGGTTCAGGCATAAAGAGTGTCGCAAAATTAATTGATTTGTTTGGTGGTGTAGCAAAGGCATCTACTAGAGAAGTAGGACAAACAGCTGCAACAAGAACTGGTTCTAAACTATTAGATGATTTGACGGCTGCGGCTGGGAAAAACTATTTTCCTAAAATAGAAATAGATGGTTCTCCTATTACTCCAGCAAAAGCTACTATGCCTCAACAACCAGCACCTGTGCCAGCACCAAAGCCAATTCGAGAACCAGAACCTGGATTTAAGCCTTTTCGAGAACCAGAACGTGAATTTAACCCCTTTACTGTTCCTGTTTTTGAACCACCAGTTCCATATAAACCAAAAGTAGAACCAATGGTTCCCTCAAGAACAACTCCAGAACCTAAACCAAAAGTAGAACCAATGGTTCCCTCAAGAACAACTCCAGAACCTAAACCAAAAGTAGAACCAATGGTTCCCTCAAGAACAACTCCAGAACCTAAACCAACTCCAGAACCTAAACCAACTCCAAAGCCTAAACCAACTCCAGAACCTAAACCAACTCCAAAGCCTAAACCAACTCCAGAACCTAAACCAACTCCAAAGCCTAAACCAACTCCAGAGCCTAAACCAACTCCAGAACCTAAACCAACTCCAGAACCTAAACCAACTCCAGAACCTAAACCAACTCCAAAGCCTAAACCAACTCCAGAGCCTAAACCAACTCCAAAGCCTAAACCAACTCCAAAGCCTAAACCAACTCCAAAGCCTAAGCCAGAGGACACAGACTTTGATACACCATTTGTTGGTGGCGGTGGGGGAGTGTCTTCAATTGTTTCAACCGATATACTAAATGTTGATACAAACACTCTTGTTCCAAACAACCTTTACAAATATAGAAAAACTGGTATATTTGGACTTCCAACTAATTATTGATGATTCAAAAAACTTTTAAACATAATTTTACCCTCTCTGAGAGAGACATATCTGCTACTGAATTTAATATTGGTAGATGTTATGTAACAGAGGATGGTATTTTTCCTAGCGTAACTACGGTTGTAGGCTGGGAAAAGCAAGCATTCTTTAAAACGTGGAGAAAACAAAATCCAGAAGAAGCAAAGAGAGTTACAACAAGGGGTAATGAACTCCATTCAACGATTGAAAAATATCTTAAAAACGAAGATATTGCATCTCTTGAATTAATGCCCAATGATCTTGAATTATTCATTCAAATTAAAGAAAATTTAGATAAAATTGATAACATAAAAGCTCTTGAATTTCCTTTGTTCGGTAAAATTATTGGTCTTGCTGGTAGAGTAGATTGTGTCGCAGAATACAACGGAAAGCTTTCTATTATTGATTTCAAAGGAAGTACAAGAGAAAAAAGAAAAGAAGACATAGACAACTACATGTTGCAGGCAACCGCTTATGCTCTATTATGGAGAGAGACAACTGGCGAAAAAATAGATAATTTCGTAATTCTTATTTCTTGCGAAGACGGAACTACTCAGATATTTGAAGACAACCCAATAAACTATGTAAGTTCTTTAATCGAAGCGATAAAAAAATATAGGATGAACAATGAACGAGAAAGATCAAGTTAATAGGAGAAATACCAGAGTTTGGGTAAAAATGAATGAAGATGCCAAATCTTCATATTTTAGAAATCAATTTATTCAAAAATATGGTGGTAAATTTGTAAAAGAAGGAAAACACTGGAAATGGGTGGAAATAGATTTCGAAAAGCTATTGATAGAAGATTTCGAAAAACAAGTAAAAGAATTTAAACCACCAGAACCAGTAATCAGAATAGAACGAGGGAAAAACTATGTTTTCCTCAATAAAGAGGGAAAAGAAGTCTATATCAAAAATTTATTAGATTTTTGCACGGAGAATAAGTTAGTTCGCGGAGCCATGTATGATTTAATGAGTGGAAAACGAAAGACCTACAAGGGTTATAAGTTTTTAAAAAAGGAGGAATGATATGGAATTAGTAATTAGCGAATCTCTAGGCACTATTTTCTATAGCGTAGTTGTTTTTGTAACTGGTGCGCTGATAGGCCAGGGCCTTTGGACTTGGGTATCCAAGTTCTTCCCGTGGAATCGGAAGTGAATTGGGCGAGTCGAAAGACCCGCCTTTTTTGTTTATAAATACCAGTATGAGTGATACTTGGTTCGATCCTACTTTCATCAAAAACTATACCCGTAATATTCTTCCTCATATTAATAATTTGGAAGAGGGCTATTTCTTAAAACAAGAAAAACAAAGCCAAGCAATCGAAAGATTTATCGCAAGAAAAAAGAGAGATAGAGAGATTCGAACTGCTCGTAACAGAGTTAGGCAACAAAGAGCTGTTCATGCAGCCGAAAGAGGAAAGGCCAGAGAAATGGACATTCGCACAGGACAACCAATATCAGGAAAAGGAGCTGGTGGATTCTATGAAGAAGTAGAAAAAATATTTGAAAATAAAAAATCTGGAGAAACAAAAAAGCACAACGAAAAGTTCCGTGGCTTCAAAGATTTCAGAAAGGACTTTAGATTATCTACAAGAGCTGCAATTAAAGGAGATGACCGCGAAAAGGATAAACTAAGAAAAAGAGAAGAACGAAGATTAAATGAATTATTTTCAATTCAATCAATAAAGGTAATAAATGAGCAAGAAGAAGAACAAACAGAAGATCAACCAGCCGATCAAGGACAAGAAGAAGCTTCTCAAGGAGAGGGAGCTATTCAACAAGAAGGTCTTGTTCCTCCTCCTTTTGAACTCATCTTCGAACAACTTAAAGGACTTAGATCTAAAGTAAAAAACGTATTCGAAAATCTCAGTAACATTTCCTATAAGATTCTATCGGAAAAATTTAGAGTGTTTTCAGTAAATAAAGATGATAGAGATTTTCAGATAGAAAATGCTGTTATTCTAATTTCTAGAATTTGCTCTGGTGCTTCTGAGCAAGAACTACAAATTATGCAGCAATTTGAGGGTGGTAGATTCTTTGACTTTGATGAGGAAGCATTTGAAATTGCTAGAAATCTTCTATCCAATCTAGGCGAATCTTGCTTTCAGAATCTAATTTTTATAAACGAACTGGGAACACAAGCTGATATTCCTGGTGGAGGAAGAACACAGATTCTTTGCGGTCAAAATACTTTTAAGATAGTGACCGGGAAAGTTTATGTGAAAGAAAGTACAGATTCTCCGAACTATGGTGTTAAATTGCAAAATGTAATTAGAATGCTAATTCCAATGAGTATTCCAAACACACCAGAGACAGAACAGTTTGATCAGATGCATATGTTTATCGAACCACTAAGACGGCAGCTGTTAAAGTTCTCAAGTGTTCTGGTAGATGATACAAATCCACTTACACAAACACCAGAGGGAATGCAAATTGTTTATGCAAATGGTTTACTACAGAATAATCAAATTCCTGAAAATGCAAAACTTTCTACAGTAAACAATTTGATACAGCAGTATGCTAATCAAATAATGAGTGATGTAAAAACATTCAAGAAGTCATTTTTCATGGAAAATCTTAAACTTATGTTGACGAGATATTTCCTATCTGGATTTAATCAAATGGATCCAAGAAATAATGCTACTCACCTTTTAACTGATAATGGGTTATTCCTAATCAGTGATGATTTGATTGCTTCATACACAAAAGAAGCTGATATAGAAATAAGACTAAAAAAATCTAAAAAGTCTTCTATTGGTAGAAAAGAAAAGGGAAGCACTATTTCCAAGTCTATAGAAAAAAATAGAGCAATAGTAGAGCAAGTTATGCAAGACATGCAACCAGTCTTGACTCCAGATCAAATCTTGATAGATGGGGGAGAAGTAATAAGAAATCTTGACTTTACTTTCTACACAATGATCTTAGATAATTTTGACTTGGATTTTAGCATGTCTCTAAATCCAGGATATACTGTATCAACAAAAGAAAAGAAGAAAAACGAATACAACATAGTAAAAATAAAGGATAAAGAATTTAAAATTCCTGTGCGTATGGATCGCGGAGACATGAGCACAAAAACAATAAAAGAAGAATTTGAGACTTTATTCTCTTTAAGAGAAAAAAAAGAACTTATAATTGAAAAGCTCAGGGGATACGAAAAGAAATACTCTCAAAAGACCAGTCATCACAGATCAAATAGAAATAAGGCTAGAAGAGCCGCAGAGAAAAAATTCGGTGCTGCCGCCATGAAAGGTAAGGATGTGGACCACAAAGACGGTAACCCCATGAATAATTCCCCAAGTAATCTTCGTCTAAGAAGCAGGGGCGAAAATAGATCCGATAATGGTCATCACAAGGGAGAACCCCATAAGAAGGCCATGAAAGGAATCACTAATACATTCAAAGGGAAGGATAAGTAATGTTTGAATTTGACCCTAGACTTATAGAATACGGTATAGCTACCGCTTCATTTCTTGTTGGTGCTTATTTCGGAATAAAAAAGATCAAGGATAAACTTTTATCCGATAAAAAGAAAAAAGAAGGTAAGGAATACTGGAATATTCATTCAGAGATTCACGAAATCCTTACCGAACTTCGTATTCGTACAGACGCTGCAAGAGCACAAATCATTCAATTCCACAACGGCGAATATTTCATGGATGGTGTATCGATGAAGAAAATGAGCCTGACTCACGAATCTCTTCGTTCTGGCATCAGTGCAGAAGTATATCAAAAGAAAGATGTTCTTATCTCTGCCTATATCGATTTTATTCGTTCTATATTGGACACAAAATATAAGTTTGAAATTGTGGCCGCAATGAAAGAATCATATCAGAAGCAGCTTTTCATCTCAAGTAATGTTATTGCTTACATGGCAATTCCTCTTCAAAGCAAAGGGGTAAATGTTGGCTATACGATAGTACATTGGTGTAGCGACGAAAAAGTAAGTCAACTAAAAGAACAACTTGCTGCTGAAGAAATCAAACACGCAAAAGATAGAATCGAAGTTCAATTGAGTCATCAAATAGTACTAGGAACATCATGAAATTTATAAATGAAGTCTATCGTAATTCAGGTCTTGGAAAATGGTTCCATGATGAATCAGCCGGGGGTAAACCTGGATGGGATAGATATAACTCTAAAGGAGAGCGTGTAGGTGAGTGTGGTGATGCTAAGAAAGGTGAACCTTATGCAGCCTGCCTCTCAAAACAAAAGGCCGCAAAACTAGGAAAAGAAAAGATAGGAAGTTTTGTGGAAAGAAAAAGAGCTGCACAATCTAAAGCTGGTAGAGGTAAGAAGGGTTCTGGCCGCAAAGGAAAGAAGCCCATCAATGTCGATACTGGTGTAAATGAACAGTATGACGTAGATAAAAAAGGTCCTTCAACAACTCCGGGCCAAAAAATGGACATTGATAAGCGCAATAAACGGTTTAAGACTCCACCTTGCATGATAGATAATAAACAAGTGGAGCAACCAGAATATATGGATAAAATTATAAAAAATAAATCTGTTCGCCAAATAATAGAAGAAGCTAAAGAAATAAACGAAATGATGGAGCTTCTTGAAAAGAACAGTCCAACTAATAAGAAATTGTGGTCTAAGGCAAAGTCTCTTGCTCGACAGAAATTCGATGTATATCCTAGCGCATATGCTAATGCTTGGGCAGCAAAATGGTATAAAAAGAAGGGTGGGGGGTGGAGAGCCTTAAAAGAAAACGAAGCACCATATGTCGATTCTGCTCAAGACATTGATTCTGATCCAGAAGAGGCAAAAATGGCAAATGATTCTGCATTTAAACCAGAAAAATTAGAGGATGATTTACCAGTCGAAAAATTATTAAAAAATAGAAATAAATTTAATAATATTAAGCTACGTTTAGAATATTTTAAAAATTTAATAAATAGATCAAAGGAACTCAATGAAGAAATTTAAAGAAATATTATCTCTTATAGAATCTGAATCTTTTGATGGTGGTGGATTTGGTGAGCCATTCCAACCAACAAAAACAACCAGAACCGCAGCAAGTGATTTTGGTGTTCATCGTGTAGAAAACGATACACAACAAAATAGAATAAATGCATTTTTATCAACCTTCGCTGGTAGAGAATATATCGAACCAAGGGGTGCTTTATCTCTTCTGAGAGCAAAAATGAACATTATGGGTTTAGATTTTGATTTTACTCCAAAGACAAAATTAATGCCTGGACCAAATATTTTTACTCTAAAACGATTTGGAGGAACATTTGGAACTACTCCAGAGCATGATCTACTAAAAGATGGATTCCTAGTAACTGATGGAATAAAAGAATTTAATAACGGTAAAGGTTTAAACCTAATTATTGATGTAGTAATAACAGCAAATAACTTGTATAAGTTTAATTTTTCATTAGTACCTAATTAATGAACGACTTTTGTATGCTGACGGAAAAAAATTTTGAAATATTTGCTAAATTAAATTACAATAACCCGTCTTGTATATCCATTGATGAATTTAATGATGATATAAAGAGAATAAAATATATTAAGAGATTGTTTTTAAAATACGAAACAGAAAGGCAACTAAAAGATACTTTAATAAAGAATCATATTTTAATCTTAACAAATTTGTTTGGTATAGAAAATACTATTAGAATGTTATATTTTAAAATAGAGAAAAAATATCACGGATTCCTAAAAGCATTTTTATTAAGCCTTGAAATACTACCAGCAAAGATACCAGAAGTAAATCTAGACTTAATTCAGCCCGATCCTAGAATACAAAGACTAATACAAAAAAATGATAAATGAATCCATATCATCTGCTGGACTTTTGGTTAGATCTTTTACGATCTACAAGTTTTTGATGTTGCTAGCAGCCCCGTATACCAGCATGGATGCTTTTCAAAAAGGGTACATTGACATGCGGGGTAATTTTAAGCAAAATTTAGACCTATTATTGAGAGCAAATAAAATAGATCCACTTGAAGTTATAATTATTAAGCTTAAAAAGTTTTTATCAATGGTTCCAAATCCTGGAGTTAGAGGATCACTTAATAATCAATTAGCTATTTTAGATTTATTTTTAAGTGAAATGTACAAATATGAAGTAAATCCACACGAATCATTATATTTGCTTGAAACTCACTGTTTAAAAGAAGGATTTTCTCTATTGGATTTCCTTGTTGAAGATATGACTGTTGGTAGTGGGGATGTTGCTGGTCTTTTAATTACTGATATTATTGGACCAAAACAAGAAGAATTAAAAGATCCATATAGAGAAAAAAAGAAGCTTTTGAAAAGAAAGCCTCTAGAAGATCAAATCGAAGAATAATCTCAGTATAAATAACTCTGGAGGTTATTATGCCGACTGAGTTGATTTCATTGATAGGCGGAAGCCTTACTGGATTTTTATTCAGATTCATGGCTCAAAAGAGCCAGGATCAGAAGGAAATTTTTGAGCGTCTAATTACTGCTAACAAGCAGACCACTGAGAACCAAAACAAGGCGGCTCAAAGAGTTCCCCTAGATGTCGGCAAGGGAGTGCGACAGCTAATCGTTCTAACCGTTCTATTCGGAACCATTGCTGCTCCTTTCATTCTTCCTTTCTTTGGAGTTCCTACCTTCGTTGAAGTTGATAGCAGCAATCCAGAAGCTATTTTTGGTTTGATTCCAGAAACTACCAAGAAGTATTTTGTTGAGATCAACGGATATCTTTATACTTCTGAGAACAGACAAATTCTAGTTGCAATCGTAGGATTCTATTTCGGTACAGCCGCAGCAGGGAGGAAGTCATGAGAAAATTTTGGGCATTAATTCTAGTCATAGCATTGGCCTTTGCTGCCTGTGCCACCAACCCAGAAATAGTTCCAGATACAACTGGAGACAGTGTAATCATGCTGGACATCAAGAGCCAGATCGAAAACAACAAAATGGTAAGGGATGATTATGGCTGGGTAATCTGGTATCTACCAGTTCTTTTCCTTGTTGTTGCCTGGGGTTGGAAAGAATTTTTCGGTAAGAAAAAGGGAGAATAATGCGCTCATTTGCACAATTCTTAGCAGAAAACATTAGAGATATTTCTGATGAAGTTATTCAGAGAGTTTTAGATTTACTTACCCCCGAAGAACTTGCTTCACTTGATAATCCTTCTCCTGAAACAAACAAAAAAATATTCAGAAGATTAGCCAGGGAATTACATCCCGACATAACTGGCAAGCCTATGGGTGATGTTGAAAATGCTGCTCTTAGAATTTTTGGAAAAGATGAAGCTTCAAATGCCAAAACATTTAATAGACTAAAACAAGTAAAACAAACTACTCAAGCCTCCGCTCAAGCAGAAGCAGGAAGACCTAAAACAGCAGATGAAGTTAGAGCAGAAGCTAATGCACAAAGAAGAAAAGAGTGGCAAGAGGGAGAAGCATGGAGTAGAGAAGAGAGAGAAAGAGTAAAGAGAGAAGCGCAGGCAAGAGAACAAGCGCGAGCAGATAAAGCAAAGGCAGATGCCCAAGAAGCGGAAAGAGCTAGAGTTGGAAGAAAGCAGGCAGAAGCAGCTAAAAAAGCAAAATCTGGACAAACTGCACAACCTCAAACACCACCACAACCACCTCCATCAATTCAAGATGAAGTTTCTTCTGCTGCTGCTCAAGGAGAACAAAATGCTGCTCAAAGATTTGGAAGAAAGGCAATTGACACTACAAAGAAAATAGTAGGAGAATTTGCCCAAGGAGCAAAAAAAGAAGCAATTAGTATTGGTAGAGATCTAAGCCAAGGTGGGTTTGGAATAGGGGGAGGTAAAGCACCAGTCAGTGTTACTAGTAGAGTTTTACCAATTGGTGCTGGAGCTGATCTTGCATTAAAGATTGGTATGGATCTTTATGATATGCACAAAGATCCACTATGGATCTATAAACCTCCAACCTATTCGGATGCTATTAAAAATGAGTTAATAGGAGTAGGAATATCCACTGCCGCTGGTGCTGGTATCGGAGCTCTTTTAGGTGGAGCCCCTGGAGCAGGGGCTGGAGCAGTTGCTGGTGCTGTTGAGGGAATTGCAACTGCTTCATATGGATTAGCTCAAGTTCCAATGAAGATGGGTTATTCTGAAAGACAAACATTAAATAATCTAAAGAGCAGATTGGACACCACAAAAACTTTACAGAAAAATAATCCAACTTTGGATTATACAGAAATAATTTCAAATCTCGAAAATGCTATTTCACAAATGGAGCAGGGAGAATCAGTTGAATCTAAGTTATCAAAGGGAGTTGATGCTGCCGTTCGTAGTATAGGATTGTCATCTTCTGATGCTGAAGTTGCAGCAAGAGAGACTAGAACACCAGAACAATTAAGAGCTGAAGCTGAGGCTGCATTTGCAGAAAGATACCCACAAGGAATTCGTGGTGGTCTAGCTCCAGGTAAATCAGCTGCTGAAGTAGAAAAAGAAGCGGCTACCGATATAATCAATAGACTAAATGCTGGTGCTAAACCAGAAGATTTATCAAAAGAGTTGGGATGGGAAAAAGACCATGTTGAAAAGTTTAGACAAAAAAGAGTACAAAAAGAAGTTGAATTGATGGTTTCTGATCCGGAAAAGTATGGAAAGATGAGTGAAGATCAATTGAGTGCCGCAGCAGGTGAAAAAGTATTAGATGAACTCAGAAAAACAATAGATGCCGAGCTAATAGGATACGCCAGAAGAAGGGAACAGGAAGATGCTGATCGTAAAGCAAAGATTGCTGCAGAAAAAGCTGTTGAAGATGCACAAGATGCTCAACAAGCTTACGAGAGGCAGCAAATAAAAGATGCTTTGGCAAAGAAGATTGCAATAAATCAAGGTCTTGCAAACGAAAGAAGAGCCGCAGAATCTAAGAGAAAAGCAGACCTTGCAACCATAGACGCAGAAAACGCAGTACAGAGAGCTAAAACAGAAGCTGAAATTGCTAAGAAAAGAGAGCAAGAAAAACGACAAGAAAATGTTAACAGATATTTAGATAGAAAAAATTTCAAAACTGATGCTGAGAGAACAGATTTTTTAAAACGAATGTCTAAAGAAGAAAGAGCTATGCTTGTCAAAGAATTAAACAGACCTATTGAGACTAGATATCAACCAGAACCACAACCACAAGAAAAAGTAAGAAGATCAAAATATGGTCATTTAGTTAGTGATGGTGAAGGCTGGGGCGGATAATCAAATATTATTTTTGTTATTATCATAAACTGATTTGCAGATGTAAAAGGAGTCAACGATATCCGTAATAGGATTCTTGACTTCTTTTCCTATCTGATCAAAATGGATTCTTAAATCAGTTCCAGTCTCTTTAACAAATGCCTCAAACATTTCTTGTTTACTGGCATTTCCCTTTCCGCTTGCAAGTTTCTTGACTCTGGTTGGTTGAACAACATCAAGAGGAATACATTGTTGCCAGAGCTTATATTTTAGAATACCTGTGTTCTCTGCTATATGAAAAACTCTTCCTTTGGCGGCATATGCATAGTCCTCAAGGACAACCCGGTCACTTCCAATCAGCAGTTCCACTGCCCAGTCTGAGATGCTATCGTATCTACTACATTCTGCGGTATAGTCAGGAAACAATTCTCCGCGAATATTGTTATTAAACATTGTGGCATTCTTTTTAATATCAGTTAGAAAATAAAAAGAACAATTTTTATAACAAAATTCCCCGTGCAATCTGCCATTGAAGATACAGATGCAAGGGGAAGTCAAAGAGTAATCTATACCAGCGATTATCACATATTATTTATCGACTAAGAGCATTAGAAGATTCTAAATGGTTTGTTATTCCTTCTAATGTATATCTATCCACATACTGTGATAATACGCCAAGCTCATCTACATTAATTTCCAAATTTTTTAAAACTTGAGGATCAACGACTTTAAATATTTTTGGAAGTGTAGCATTGGCTTGTATAGTTGCTGTTTTTGCTTGTGATTCAAAATACGGAGGTTTTAATGTTCCTGTTTGTTTTACTGCTTGTTTTACTATTTCATTTGGTACACTATACACCACACTTCTTGGTCCTTTAAGTATAAAATTACCCAAAATTCCTCTTAAAGCAATATCCATCGTACCTTGTCTGACATCATTATTTGCGTTTATATCTCTAATTGTTTCGGTTGTTTTTCCTTGTTTATCTAAAAATTCTTGAGAGGTTGGACTATATTCCCGTGCTGCACTTCTAAGGTTAGCTATTCTTCTGTTTAAAGAATCTGGATGCCAGCTAACTGGAACAGTTGTTGGAACTGCTCCAACAGTTATTTCTGTGTCTGGTTCAAATCCACGAAGTTTATCTACATCTGATATTTCCGGTACAGCTAATCTTTTTCCTACTGCTGATCTTAATCCTTTAATTTCTATTGACTTTGTTTCTAATTGTCCTTTGTCATTTAATTTTATAATTTTGCTATCATGCCCTCGCTCGTTTGCATTTTTTCCCACCAATTCTCCAAAAGTATCGACAAAAACACCCAATCCTCTTTGAGCAGAATGAACTGTACCTAAAGATTTAATTGCTGTAATTAGCCTAACAGTATGTTCAGTATTTGCACCTTTTGTTGTATCGATGTTATTTCCAGCAAGTTTACCTAATATTGTTCTAAAAATAGTATTAACGGATTCTTTGTGATCTTTCTGCTCAATCAAATATTTTACTAGTTTAAGTCTATGGTCCATATTTTATTTAGTCAGATCAACCAGTTCACATGCCCCAGCCGCGCAGCTGAAAGTCTGGGTTCCTGTGGTGTTGTCTTCCTTCTCATACTTGGACAATTCGCTCCAATCAACATCCTTTGGAAGCTTGGCAAGCATGGTTTCGTACTGCTCCTTGGTGCAGTCTTCATAAGGAGCCTGACGATAGGTGTGGTCTGAGTGCGGAAGAAACGAAATACCGCTGATCTCGTCAAAGTGCTTATAGACCCAGGCCCCGACTTCCATCCACTCCTCGTCACGAACAGTGATGGTGACGCTTGGCTTGTGTTCGCACCAGTACTGCTGATAGGTGAGCCAGAGTTGTAACTGTTCAAGAGCAGTCATGTCATTACGGGTGATGCAATGCTCAGGAGCCTTCATTGGGAATGAGAAGACCACTGTGTGGTTTGGCTTCATGACGCATGGCTCGGCAGGGAATCCCTTGTCAATCATAAACTGGCAGATTGGATCCTTGCGGTCAGCGCGAACACGACGAATGTAATAACTAGCGTGACGAGCATGAATACCTGAAGCAGCATCTACTAATTGTGAAACTGTGCCAGAAGGTTTGCAACAAGTGATTGCAGCAGACTCGTTGATCTTTAGCTTATGGGCATATTCCTTATTGGTATCCACCGCAACATGGCGTAGATGCTCAAGTAGATCGGGTAGATCACCAGCACGGCCATTAGTGATCTCGTTGTCCATGATACCAGTCAGAGACACCCCAAGCAGACGCTCTTCTTCACAGTTCTTCTTCCAGTCACTTGACAGATAACGGAAGTTAGTAAGTGTAGATTGGAATGTACCAAGAATGGTAGCAAGACGAACCTTACGAGCAAGAGTATCTGGAGTATCGTCAGCACGAATCACGACTTCAGATAGATTACAAAACTCACGATCACGCAAAATAATTTCTGAGCAATTATGTACTATGATAAAGTCTGCAACAAAATTGTGTGTTTCTTCTACCGTCAAATCATACACATCAGTTATAGGACCGTCAGTAATTTCTTCTACTGTAGCATACTGGTGCAGATTCGATTTCAGTTCTTCTGGCATCGAAACAATTGTTTTTGTTCCGTGGCGGCTCAATGTTCCACTAACAAATCCATACTTTCCGCTTTCCATATAACCTGTAACCATATGATTGTTCGGCTGATTTAGAGCAGTTACTCTAGCATGTTCTGAATGAGACAAACATTCCAAATTATCGATAGAGTTGTTATAGGTGTCGCCATCAATATGGTGAATATCATATCCGTTTGGAATTTTCCCATATTGGCTTTCATAAACCAAACGATGTTCCATAATAAAATCACGCTTGTCTTGCGTCGAAAGTTTTACTCCTGAATATGCTGCCCCTCTTCTATTTCTGACTAGATGAACTACTCTATCTCCAATCTCAATATTCTGTGCTTCCACCCAACCACGACCAACAATATAGATCTTATGATCTGGAGTACAGGTTAAGACTTTACCAGAAGAGATATGAACTTTGATGGTTTTTGTATTCTTCTTGCTAATCCACGACGCTGATGCTTTACGGATGCATAGCTTTCCATCTTTGCCCATGGAATATACCATAGTTGGTTCAGTGATATCTTTGATCTTTACTCGACCATTAATAGTCTCGACCATAGTATCTGGGTGAAGACATGGATTTGTGCCAAACTCATAGTTTGGATTGCGACGATCACCAAGACGTTTGATCTGATTCTTTGCAGCCTGACGATTGAAGATACCGCGCTCACCACTCTTACTCTTCACAAGAGCAACCCATTCGTCCATGAATGTTTCCATGTCTGGCTTGCTCTTATATGAAGCAGAGTTATTTGCTAGTGCGCGTTGACCATTCTTCTCCCACCATGCTCCACTCTTTGCATTACGCATGCGGTCATCGTCAAGTGACGATAAAGAGATAAGAGCAGAACGACGAACACCCCCGACAACTACAATTTCAGCAATTTTGCATACGATATCGTGGCATTCGACCGTAGTGAGCTTTCTACCAGCCGCCTTACGGAAGGTTTCAACGGTAAATCGGAAAAGGTCTTCCAAAGGTTCAGGTCCCGATGCTCGTCCACCGAAGATTTTAAGTCTCGCTCCAGCAGGACGAATTTTTGAAATGTCCCATCGCGGAATCTGACCACCAATGAGTAGCGAGAAGAGTTCTTTGTAAGCCTTGGCCCAGCCAATCTTAGAGTCCTCCACAACAATGAGCGAATCACTGTCGGTAAATTCTTCAGCAATAGTAGGAAGTTTTTCAACGAAATCCCTTTCGACGGAGAATCCAACACCTGTACCGCACATTAAGATATATAGAATCTCATCAAACGAGCGAACCTTGCTCGTAGAAACATAAGAGCAATTATACCCTGCTACATGGTCGCGCTCCAATGCCTCGCCTGCGGTCATGAGGCAGCGCATAGACGGCATCACTTCCAAATTCAGAACAGCTGTTTCAAGCTCCTTGCGTAGATCCTTGGACAACTTGTAGTTGCAGCTTTCCTTGAGGTGCTTTTCAAAGAAGTCGAAGTAACGAGTTACAGTTTCGTTCCACGACTCCCTTCGTGTTTCCTCATCGATCCAACGAGCATAACGGGAAGCGTGAATAAAACTCTGATATGGAGTTGGTAGTGACATATGAAAATCCTTAAAGTTGTGGCATTCTAGCCGTGTTGGATATTTAGTCGATATTTACTTGGTAAGTTCAGCCCAAGAGACTGGAAAATAAGGCTGAATTAGGTTGCCAATGGCATTTGCGTATTCCCGAACCTCCCATTGAGCATGGGGGTCGATTCTTTGCTTAAAAACACGCGCATAAGCTGCCAGAGAACCAGTCCAATACCATTCGGTGTATGTACCCTGGGGTAGAACGAACCGGGCCTGTTCTGGAGCAATCCCAGCCTTTAAAAGGCCATTGTAGCGATTGAGAGCCAAGGTTATCGATTCCTTATAGTCTTTAGTAAGCAAAACACAATCAAGCCCTTCTTCCAAAAAATCTTCCGAACCCTGCTTGGCTCCATTTGTGGGCTTGGAACGCCACTTTGGAATGTAAATTTCTGGTTCTTCGGTTACATACCGACGAGAAATTTCGTTCTCAACGAATCCTACCTTGTGCTTAAAAAGTTGAGCACGAATAGAAATAGGAGCCTTGGTGTGAAGCATAATCTGAGGATGGGCAAAGGGAGTCCAATGCTTATGCTTGGCCAGATAAGAAATAAGCTTCGTATCCTTGTTCGATAGCGTCTTACCAATAATTGATTCGGTCCAGTTCTGTTCTCCATCCCAAGATGATTCCTTGTGGAAAGAAACTCTGGCCGCATTTACAACCGTCAAATCAGAACCCATCACTTCGATGAGTCGAACAAACCCCTTGTCTAGCACATTTACTTTTTCCATTTCATAAACCTCAATTTTGCTTCAAGTCCAGAGTGCGTATTGGAGCGTATCATAGCCATCGGATCACCAAACGCAAGAACATAATCGTTAATATCCTTGACCTTAACATCTGGCCAAATAAGAATCTTATGACCCTTCTCAATGACAGTTTCCATAAACGCACATATCTGTTTATTGCGCTTCTCGTTGTCAAAGACATAGATCACCTCGCTGTTCGCAATCTTCTCAGGAAGCTTCATGTCCCCGGCAGCACCAACCATCGCAAGAGCGTTAGGTAGAAAGATGCTGTCAATCGGTCCTTCTGTGATGTAGATTGGTTGTTCTGGATTTACTCTCCAAAGTCCATACCATAATTTTTCCACCGAATCTTTCTTGAGAGTAATATAGCGGATTTTGGAATCTGCTTCCAACGCACGACCTTGAACTCCGATAAGTTCTTTTGAGTCGTTGTAGAATGGGATGACCAATCTTGGCTCTCTCTTGAGTTCGTAGTCACCGCTAAAGCCCTTGGCAACTTCGGAGAAGTCTTCGGCGTAATAAAAGTAGCAGAACGATTCGTCAGGGATCTTTCGCTTCTCAAGATATTTGACGATTGGATGTGCAAAATCAAGGTCACAAACATTGACGCAATTCTTAGGCACTTCGAATGTAGTGATCTTTTTAGTTGGAACAAAGAGATCTTCCTGCTTTGGTTTCTTGTAATTTGATCTTCCATTTTCACCTTGTGTAAATCTCTTAAAAGCATACTCCTTGGCAAGCAATGGATTGATCGCTTCAAGGAAATTGTACATGTTTGTTCCGTGGCCACAATTGTGGCAACGGAAAAAGAAGTCATTACCCTTTTGGTAGAAATACCCACGGGCAATGTTCTTACGCTTCTTGGAATCGCCGCAGAAGGGACATCGACAATTGGCAAGATTATCCTTCTTCCACTTGAATTTCTTCAAGTATTCTGAAGCAATGTTAATAAACACCTTGTCGATATATGCGCTCATATAGTCCAATCGTTCACTTTGACTAACTTAGGAATTTCACGCGGAGAATAGCCTTGGCCGTATCCATCGGGATTGTTCTGATTGGAATCGGCAATGCCATCTTGTTCATCTCGTTTGGCATCATACAGCTTCATCTTGGAGCGGTCAATACCAATTACAAACTTTTTATTCACAGTCGCACTATTGTAACGATTCTTGAGTTGCTTGACTAGAATCTGACCAGTCTGCTCTAGATCTTCTGTGCTGATAAGAGCAACAAAGAAATCTGCTGTGGCAGGAAGACCAAACGACTCTGAGGTGTCTTCAAGACCGAAATCGCTATTAGCAAATCCAGTTCGATTGACCTGAGTTGCCGAGAATATTGGTACATTGTATTCTACAGCCAATCCGCGAAGTTCTTCTGCAACAGACTTGATATAGAAGTAGCTGTTTGTGTTTGCGTTTTGCTTGATTCTAGCAGAAGAGCAGATGTTGATGTAGTCAACAAAGATAACATCTGGAACAAATCGCTTCTTGATCTTGAGTTCGTCAAGAAGATACTTAAAGTTAGCCACTGATGCACTGGCAGTAGGATATTCCTTGATGATTAACTTACCATGCACCTTTTTCTTCAGTTGCTCCATCTTCTTGTCGTAAATATTCTTTGGAAGATCTTTTAGACTATCCAAAGTGATGTCTAGAAGATTAGCATCAATTCGCTCTGCGATTCTTTCTTCTGCCATTTCGCATGTGATATACAGAACATTCAGATTCTGTACAAGACAATTTGCTGCATGGTGGCAGAGGAATAGAGACTTACCCACACCCGTACCAGCCATTATGATGTTGAGAGTCTTTGACGGGACTCCACCGCCAGTGATGGCATTGAAGAATTCAAGATCAAACGGAATACGCTTCTCTAACTGATGATAGAACTCAAAGCGTCGATCAGCATCATCAATGTAGTCGTGACCAATATGGTTGTCAAATGACACAGACAGAGCATTAGAAAGAATACTAGGGATTGCGTTCTTTGTATGTGTCTTTGATTTTCCATCGAAAATATGAATAGAATCCATAATAGCATTATAAACGGCCTTATCCTTTACATGATTCTCAGTCTGTTCAATCAGCCAAGTTAGATCGGTCTGTTCTGGATTGGAATACAAAGATTCAACACACTTGGAGCATTCCGAGAACTCGTCTTCTGAAACAAGGTCAAGCTTACCAAGGCTGATATCAAGAGCCTCCCTTGTGGGGAGGCTGTTATACTTAGTAATAAATTCTGAAACCAGATTGAAGATCTTTTTATTTACATTGTTACTGAAATATTCTTCCTTGAGGAATGGATGTACTTTACGAACATATTGCTCATTCGTTGCCAGATTCTTCAATATAACTGATTCCATCGTCATTGATTACCTCTCCATCAAAGCCATCACCGATCATGCTATTCTGTTCTTCTAGAAACTGAACTAGAAGATTGCCTACGACGTTGTTGAACTCTTCCTTTTCTGACTCAAGGATTGTACCCTTAACTACGTCATAGTTAAAGTTTAAAAGAAGATTATTATCCTTCTCTTCAAGTCTTACAATTCCATATTGAATTGCAATGCCCTTAAATCTGCCTTCATCAATTTCGATATGAGCATTTCCATCCCCTTCATTTTGAATAATATTAAACTTCATATTCTTCTGCTCTTTCTTTTGCTTCTTCGATTGACATGTCTTCGATGAAGCAAGGAGTTCCAGAGCCAACCCAGGCTCCAATGATATTGAACTCAAAATACTCCTGTGCTTCATCAAAAGTCATACCATCTGCCATCAAATTTTCAATGATCTTTTTTTGGCTATATGCTGCGATTGGTTCGTTTTGGCCAAATCTCCACATGAAACCAATAAAAGCGTTGTCGTGACCATCGCAAAATAAAATTTCACCCATACTTAAAATCCTCTTGAACGCGCTCATCAATTTTCTTTAGAATCTCCTGAGTGAAATACTTCTCAGGCTCTTCGTTGATATGCTTTTCAAACACTTTTGTACCATCAGGAAGCTCAATCTTAGTAGAGTTCTTCTTGAAGATACCGTAATCCAAGGCAAGGTCAACAAGACCGTAATAACGGTTCAAGCCGCTATCGAAATTTAGTTGAACCTGAACGATCTTGTTCTCCTTGGTTAGTCGGCTCTTGTAAAGTTTGCAAGTAATTAGATTACCTACAACTTCATCGTCCTGCTTATCCTTCTTCTTGGACAGAGTTACGATAGTAGAAGCCGCATATTTTAGACCAGATCCACCACCAAGTTCCTTAGTTGGAACATAGGCTCCTACTACATCGTAGGTATGGTTTGTCATAATCATGGGAATCTTGGCCTTGCCAAGCTTCAGCGTTAGAACGCGGAAGGTTCCCTTGATGACTTGTGCGCGTGTCATATCGCGGGTATTCTTACCTTCAGCAACATCATTCATTTCCTTGGCAGTGCTTAACATGCCTAGCGAGTCAAGAACAATCATCATTGGCTTGCGCTCAGATTCGTCTGTCGCAAGAACCTTATCAACGATTGTCAGGCACTGGTGGCGGAATTCTTCGACTGTCTCCACCGGAAACACGGCAACCCGCTTTGGGTCAACTCCGCGCTCAGTAAACATGTCGCTGGTTACTGCTTGTTCTGTATCGAAGTAAAGAACGATACCTTCTGGATTCGCTTCCAGAAATTGTGCAACAACACCAATACTGAAGTAAGTCTTGCCAGTAGCAGATTCACCAGCCAAACAGGTAATTTTGTTACTAGGTAAACCATCGAATAGGCTACCAGATAACAGAGCATTAAAAGCATAAGACCCAGTATCAATATAGCCGCAAACGTCAGATCCATCAAGTCCATCTTCGACTTTACTTGCGAATTTGTTTCCTGAGACATTAATCATTTCCTTTAAAAAGTCCATTACTTATTTTCCTTAATATCATAGTAGTAATTATCATCATGTCCGTCAATGATCCATCGATCACTTTCTCCCTCACATCTCCAACTAGTATTATCAACTTTGAAATCGGGTTTTGTAGGGAAAGGTTTAGTTACAAATGACATATTCTTCCAATACACCCTATTATTTGGTTGTAGTGTGTAGTTGCCGTTATCCAAAGCAATCATATGAAGACATTTATATTGAGATGGTTCGTCGGAATAAGAATTGCGATACCAATCAAATGTCATAACGTATTCTCCCCAATGCTCTGACTTATCTTTGAGAATAACCTTTGATCTTGTATCAAACAAAGCATCATATTCTACAACAGAAACATTTTCGTGAAAGCAATCCCACAACTGCAAGTAATCAAGAGGCATTAAGGGAGCGTCTTGTTTCCAACAAAGCATATGTATTGGCACTCTACTTCTTACCAAACCATAATCAGTCATTACATGAAAAGTCATAGCACTTCCAGAACAAGATTGTGCTCCAAAGACCATAACTTTATCAAATTCACCAATATGGTCTTGGTGCTGATACATGTGTTCCTTGCGAAGAAAGCAATAAAATTGATTAATGTTTACGTTATGCAAATAAAGACTCCAAAGTGTTTCGTTTTTCTGTCTGCCATCCGATAGCATCCACAATGCTTTTGAGCGGATCTAGAAATGCCTTTTCAAACTGCGTATCATAGTCGATGTAGTTCTTTAAGTCAAACTCTTTCGGCAAAGAAGTCATGAATGAAATTACACAATCCTTGCCCGTGATTCCACCAACTGGGTTGGGAGACTTAAGATATAGGAACTTAATCTTGTCCGCATCACAAATGAACTGGTATTTCTTTCCGAGATCATACTTCTTGATATAGTAGTTGAACAGGAGTGCTCCCTTGACGGCGATTGGAGTACCCTTCTTATAGATCGTAAACGAATCTGTATAGTCCTTGACTCCGTTCACTGAACGAGGGAATGCAATATCCTCTGGAGCAAGCTTTCGGAACTTCTTTCTGAAGCTTTCTATGTAATCGATCAGGGTTGCATTGTCATTGGTCAGAATGATATCGATACACTTCTTTAATTCCTCACGCACAACCTGTGGAGTAGATGAACGGGATGTTTCGATGCCCATGATCTTGGTCTTTGGCTTGGTGTAGCGAACACCTTCAGAGTCGTGAACCAGGAGCATGTACCGCTTCTTTGCTGTCCAGATACCCTTTGATGCAATAGACTCTCGCTTCATGAACATCTTGTTGTCATAGGCATTCATGAACTCAGCAAGTTCGTCATAGGATTTCTTGATATACGGCTCCACGATTTCCTTGCAGCATTTGTCCAGATAGGTCACGATTTCTTCTACTGACTTGCCCTTGGCAAGAGTATTTACTAATGGACCCATGTTGATATAGATTGAGTCTGTGTCGCTGGCAACGACATAATCGTGGTTTGTCTTGAGCATCTTGTTCAAGAACTCATTGATCTTGTTTTCGATCCAACGAATTGAAAGCTGACCAGATAGAGTAATAGCTTCGGCAATCTCTTCATCGTAATACCGGAAGTATTCATTTCCAATCGCACCATAAGCGGAGTTTAGCTGAACCTTACGGGACATCTGGAAATTGTTGAACTTAGCAATCTGTAGTTCCAGATCTTCTCGCTCTGGACTTTCTGGGCCAAGCTTCTCAAGCTTCTTCTGGCAGTCAATCATCTGCTTCTTGTACTGGCTTCGTTCAGCATACATCTTCTCCATGAGTCGAGGAAGAAAGCCCTGATTGGTCTTGGTGAAACCAACTCCATTTGCAGCAACCGAAATACCATGTGTCTTGGCTAGTTCTAGGTACTGGACAGCCTTAGAATTTTTTTCCAGAATATCCATGGGCTTCAGACCATTACGAACAAACAAGAACGACTTGTCTTCCTTTGTTTCAGGAGACAGATTATATTGCATGATGAGGTGTGGATAGAGGCTATTCAAGTCGAATGAAACGATCCAGTCATTCATGCCGAGAATTGGTTCCTTGACGTATGCACCTTCGTACTGCTGTTCCTTGATCGCTGTCTTCTTTGGAGGAATTACAATCTTATCCTTGAGGAGTTCATTGTAGATGATCGTGTCCCAAGTACGAACCTGACTGAATACATCGTCGTAGTTTACCTTGGCAGAATATGCCACGGCAAGAACAAGTTCAATCAGCTTCATCTTGCGTTCAAGCTTATAGACTAGCTCGACATCGTGGAAGTTATACTGCACGAACTTATTGAAATCGTTCTTATAGAACTCCTTCAGGTTGTCATACTCATCATAGGACAACTTACGCTCACCTAATTCCACTGAGGCAATGTAATCAAGACGATACGATTCCTGCTTGCTGTATGTGAACTTCTGATATAGTTCGTAATAGTCCAGAGTAGATACTCCAACCATCTCGTAGCACTTCTGAGGACCACGGCTAGTCTGAATCGTCTTTTCGTAGATTCGTTCAAATGGAGATAGCTTCAGGACTTCATCTGATCCTAGAACTCTTACAATACGATTGTAGAGATATGGAATATCGAAGAACCGGACATTCCATCCGGTGATAATGTCTGGAGCATGCGACTCCCAGAAGAACAAAAACTCTTCCAGCAGTTGCTTTTCGTTGTCATACTTCTGGCAACGAACATTTGGATCATCGATATTAAATTCGCCAAGACCAAACACATAGGAACGATCATTGATACGAACAGTAATTGCAATCACTTGCTCCGAGGGATTACTGATCTGCGGGAATCCATCTTCACAAGTAGTTTCGATATCAATATACGCAATTACAATCTTACGAATGTCATATGAAATGTCTTGGGGAAATTCTGTGGCGATGAACTGATAAACAAAGTCAGTCTGGCCATAGATCTCAAAGCCAATGACATTCTTATACTTGTCGATGAACTCACGGCATTCGTACATGCTACCGGGCTGGATCGGTTCTAGACGAACTCCATCGAGTGTTCTCCACTCAGTCTTGTTCTTGGTTGGAATAAAAAGAGTCGGGTTAAAGGGGATTGCCCTTTGAACCCGAACTCCATTTTCCACCCCTCTGTAGAGGATCTTAGATCCGTGGCTCTCGACGCATGTGTAGAATGACATGCTTGGATTATAGCCACAAATCTTTGTAAATCAAGCCTTATCCTTGGACTTTACATAAGCCGAGAATAGAACGCAATAGTTCATAATGTCTAGAATTGCGTCCTGATAACCTTCATTATCAACTACAAGCTTACCAGCACTTGCGAAAGTGCTAAGACGAGATACCTTATCTGTGATTCGTACAAGGAATCCCTGTTCTGTACTGCAAATACCCATTGCTTCGCATCTTTCAAAATTTGCAAATGGTTGTTCACCGCTATTACCAGCGTAGTCGTGATTCTTCTTCTTCATGATATGAAGAGCAGTCTGCGAAAGCTCTTCGTGATGCTTAAAAAGTTCTTCTCTATTCATACTCCTGTGCTCCCAAAGCCACCGCTTCTATTTGTCTTCTGTATAGGTCTTTCAAAGATGTGATTATAAACAAAATGTTCAGTACGAACAAGTTCCATTTGGGCAACTCGTTCTTGATGGCCGATATCATACGAAATATCGCTTGTGTTGACTAGAGGAATCATAAGTTCTTCCACATAATCAGAATCGATTACGCCTTCGCAGTTGACCAGAGCCAGACCCTTCTTGATTGCAAGACCAGAACGAGGGTGCATACGCACCGAGAAGTGCTTTGGAATGTCTAGAATGATTCCTGTGGGAACCAGGATTCTTTCCTTTGGTCCTATACGAATAGAGACTGAATTATCATCAGTCTTGATTGTACTCTTGTTATTGTACCGATCATAGACGGTAATTTCTTTGCCTTGAATGAAGGCAAACACATCAACGCAAGCCGAATCTTCTGTAGAAAAGCTGGGTGATTGTACAGTAGGATGAAGCTTATAAATTCCTATTGATTCCATAGTAAAAGTTTACACTAAAATGAGTAAAAGTCAAGCGTCTGTAGCGTCAGAAAATTCTATGTTTGCTTTTATCCTTCCCAAACACCAACCCAATCACAATAAGGAGAATATTTTTGTATAATAAACTCTTTATACTGTTCTTGTGTATGAGAGTTGAGTGTGCTGTTTCCTCCTGCACCTCCACTACTTGATCCACTACCAGCAGATCCTGCGGTTCCCACGGTAAAGTTGAGAGTGTCTCCTACTTTAAATCCGTCATGAAGACTTCCTCTGTATGTGTAGAATGACATGCTTGGATTATAGCCACAAATCTTCGTAAATCAAGCCCTATCCTCTATTACATTTATCTCCCAAGACTGGTGAACTGTTCCGTCCCCTATTGTGTAGACAGGAACAATGTAATGAGTAGAATCGTCGTGTTCGGGAACGGAGTCTACCGTAAGACTGTAAAATTGAGATCGCTTTGGATTGTTATTCTTTTCAAGACCTTCTATCCAGTTTGGATCTAGTTCCAAAGTTTCTACTATTTCTCCGTTTTTCACTCTTGCGTACTTCATCCGTATCTCCTTGGGTGTTCTGCGCTTGTTGGTGTGTATGCGGTTCCGAAATTTGTTGCAGTGGCAGTGCTGTGATTTCCCGTTATATCTATTACTGCTGATCCTGATTGTCTAATCAGAGGATTATAGAACACCAAATTTTTGTTGCTTACAACATTTGGCTTTACCCCACGACTTAAAGCCAAGATTTCATCCCCCGATAGTTCCTTGTTCCAAACTGCTACTTCGGCAAGCCTCACATTCTGTCCCGCGCCGTCGTGACCGTACTGTGCGAGAGCAATTCCTATTCCGCTATTGATGTAAAAAATGGGATCAGAGAAATTTGATCCAGTTTTTGCTGTGGTGTTTGTTGCGGAATTTCCCCCGTTCAGGTACGCTGTTCTGCTGGCTCCACCAATTCGGAACACCCCACATGCGTGTGTCCAAGTATTTGTTGCCCACCCTACCCCAACTCCTGCTTGAGCGCGGGATGTGCCAGTACTAGTATAATGCCCTGCCTCTACTCGTCGTGAAGTGGTAGTTGCATTGCTTAAAATCGAAAGCCCGTATTCGTAGAAATCCTCTGTGTTATTGTCTGCCATTTGAAAGGAAATCAGAGGTTCCCTTCCTGTAGTTCTGTTGGAGTAGAACCATACACTCATTGTTATGTCGTATGAGGTTAAATCCCAATACGATGTTGCAAGCACGCTTGGAAAATCTATTAATTGAGCCGTTATGACTCCACTGCCAAACTCAAGACTCATGCGCCACTCCTGACTTCAACAGAAATTAGTTCTGCGTCACCGCTCATTGTGTCGTTTATGGTGTCGCTCTGCTCTCTGTAAATTTTCAGTCGATAGAAATTCCCTGCTGCAAGGCCGTCTATGCTTGTTACTATTAGTTCGGTTGTTGTGGGTACGCCGCTTGTGCCGTTTGCGGTTCCGTTGCCCTCTGTTGCAGTATCAAAAGAATCCGAATCCAAATCGGTGTTTAGATTCATAAACTGCGCTCCCCAACGAACACTTCCGCTGGTTGCACTGGTCGCCATCCAAGTTAATCGCACCTTTATTCCGCTACCTAAATTTGCGCCTTCAGGGATAACGCCAACAAAAATTGCGCTTTCGTCTGCTGAGGCGTCGGCAAAATCCAAAACCATTACAGAGTTTCGTGTGTCTATGGTTGCAAAGTTTGTTGTGGGCGGTTGATTGTCTGCGGGAGTGAATCGCTGAAATGTTTTTGTTCCAACACTGCTCCACGACAAAGTATCAACACCATTTGTAGTGAGAACCTGACCATTTGATCCTACGGTTGCTGGAAAGATGTAGGACTCTACTCCATAATTAAAGCGTATAATCGATTCTATGTCATAGACTCCAATATATGTGAGGTTCCCATTGCCAATGTAATCACCAATATTGATCGGGCTGCCTATATCTGAATAGATATTTAATTCTGAGCCGTTTCTTGCAATAATTTCATTAGGACTACCAGGTACAATACTAACATAGTTACTGTCACCAATTTGACGAACATCTAAAGTCTCAATCAGTGCAGTGGATGCAGTTAAACCAGAAGCACTTATTCCGTGTGTAAATTGCTGCAATTCACTGAAAGATTGTGCAGCATTTGTGAATGCTACATCCGAAATCGCACCAGTATTTCCGTTGATAGATGAAACGCCTTGTACTGCACCTGTGTATCCATTAAACGAAATGACATAATCGGTTGGTATTGCACCAGTAGCACCAGTATTTCCTTGAATGCCCTGTGGTCCTGTGCCGCCAGTTGCGCCAGTTGCGCCAGTAGCACCAGTTGCGCCCGTTGCTCCTGTGGCTCCAGTTGCGCCAGTAGCACCAGTTGCGCCCGTTGCTCCCACCGATCCACTTACCGATATTACAACTGGGCCAGTACCATTATAATTCGCAAATACGATCCCGCTCCCAGCAGATACTCCATAGATGCTCTTATTGACCCACCCATCACTATTAAAGACATAATGAATGCCACCATAATCGTAGGTGTCGCCGCTTGAAGGATTTGAAGGAAAGCTAATTGGCATAGGTCATATATTTATGGTTGTTATCCGATCCAAACTTGGGATCCATTTTTGGTTACTGAAGTGTAAATTATCCCATCATCTGTATGATACCATCTGTCCCCAGGATTTGGATTTGCTGGGGCGGTAGAACTTTCTGTAAATGTAGAATCACCTCCACCAGTAGCATCAACACGAACATTAGAACCAACTCTGGTAACAGTTAGATTGTTACCAAAATCAATCATTCCAACACCAGTTCGAACAACTACGCTTCCGTTACTCCTGACCCCAAGACCACTACCACCGCTGTTGTGTAGAGGATCCGTGATTCCTGGGGCTGTTGGAATCAAAGCAAGTTTGTCGTTGATGAATTTTACATCGAAAGAAAGTTCTTTTTTCTTTTCGTCATATCTGAGCGGATAAACGGCTTTGGCGATTGAGTCTTCGCCAGCAGTACCTTGTTCGCCCTGAAGTCCCTGTTGACCTTGAGGTCCTTGGGGACCTTCTGGGCCTTGTTCTCCTTTTAGTCCTATTGGACCAACTGGACCAACTTGACCGCGTTCTCCTTGTGGTCCCTGTGGGCCGATTGGACCTTCTGGGCCTTGTTCGCCTCTTTCTCCGGGTAGACCTCGTTCGCCCTGTGGTCCTTGAGGACCGGGATTGCCTCTAGGCCCACTCTGTCCCTGCTTTCCGCCAGTACCAGCTGGACCTTGTTCGCCTTGGAGTCCCTTTGGACCTTGTTCTCCCTGATGGCCTCTTGGACCCATGGGACCTTGTGGGCCTTCAGGACCGCGATCTCCCTTGTCTCCCTTTGCTCCGTCTTTACCATCACTACCGGGAAGTCCATCAGAACCAGCATCCCCACGAATGCCTTGTACGCCTCTTGGCCCATGTGGACCTTGAATACCGGGAGGACCCGCCATTCCGGGAGTACCTGGAAGTCCAATCTGCTCAATGATTTGGGTTGTTCGTATGGGCTTTTTTGCTGGCTTTATTTGAGGTTTTGGTTCTGGAACTACATTAAAATATTCGTTCAGATTACCATCGTGCTTAATGCACAGAATATCACCAGAAGAATCCTTTAGAAATAGAGATTCCTTACCAGAGCCTATTTTATATCTTGACGAATACCACTGAGCACCAACGCATTCAAATAACGTATCTCTTTTGAGATTTGCGAGGGTTCTCTTAAGAACTAATTTTTTTCCTAAAGAGAAGTTCATTATCTGTAGTGTCGCTCAACTATTACTTCTTTTTGAATTTTTACCTTTTTAATTGACCCACTAGGACAGTATTTATTGGTCTGTACAGTAGATTTTTTGTTGAACTTTTTGGTATTAATTTTCATAATGGTATATTCAGTGGAGGTTTGTGGAACGAAATCGTCAATTTTATATAGGCTATCATAATCAACGAATTCTGTCAGTGTTGGCTCACCAACAAGAGCTAAAAAATCATTAATATCATCTATTGCATATCTTCCATTAAATAGTTTCCAACACTCTTGGACATATTGTCCAGCTAATGCTCCAACTGGCCAAACATCCGTACCAGACTTGGAAAAATACATAAAATTTGTTCCGCTATCTCCCGTTACAACACCAAGAAACTTTGGTTGTCTTACATTTTTTATAAATTCTTGGCTCTTACCAGATATCAATGGCTTATTGTAAGTAGTTTGTACATTTGATTGGTTCAGAGAATTAAATGTAGAAAATGGATAATATAAAAGAACAAAAACTCCATTTGCATTTACCATGAATGCAGCCAGTTCTTGATTTAAATCTTTTCCTGTCAAACCAATGTATTCTTGAAAAGAAAATGGATTTAAATAATACTGATAATATGTTGGAAATGATACACCAGCTGTTCGTATCTTACCTATTCTCATATCTCTTTGATTTCTTAATTTTTGTGTGTATTGATTATAATTTATAGGATATAAATCAACAGTAATATATTCAAACTGTTGAGTAGTAGGATTATAAACTCTTACTACTTGCTCAATTGCTGCTCCATCCCCTAAACAGTGAGCACAAAAAGACGCAACAGTCGGAGAAATAAAAGTAACAGTTGATTGACCTGGGCCATATAATCCTATTTTTTTTCGTGCTTTATCAATACCACCATCGCATATAGAAAATATTTCAATACGAAGCTGTTCTTCTATGTTTGGGTTTGGAAAACATGTTTCATCATAATTACCATCGCATTCTAAATTTCCAAAAAACGCTTGTGAAAAATACGAAGCACCAAATGATCTTATAGAAACTGATTGTGGAAATTTTGGTTTTGCTGCGCTTTCAAATAAAGAATTAACCCAGCAATCGTTGTTTATTCCAAGAACGCTAACTGCGTAGGTTTGATTTGTTTGTCCAGTAGGAGCAACAGACGGATGAGTTATTCCATTTGTTACTTGATTTGTGTAGTAGGTATAATAATCCCAAGTAGAATCTACATGGTCTTGATATCTTGTAGGCGAATTTGCGTGAACGCATTCACACACAAAATCTCCAAGAATAGGAGTATGTTGTGGACCATCACCTTCGCCAAAGTCAAAGGATATTCCTCTAAAAGCAAAATCTTTGGCAGAGAGAAACATTTTAGTTTATAGCAATCCACCATCTTCATTTGTCAAATCGAATCTTCCTCTACAAAGAGTATCAGAGAAAGTCGTACCCTTTATTACTTCGATGTTGTAGAAGTGTCTGCCTGACGGTAATCTATTCATAACATCTGATTGGAAATCAAAAAATATAGACCCAGTAGCTGATGCGTTATTTTCATCTTTATTTGGTTTTATGAATTTTTTTGATGTGTCATGGGACACTCCAGAGACACCAGTGCTTAGATAGTATGTAACTCCAGTAATGCCAGCATACAATACCAAATTTTCCAAAGGAGGAACTGTTTTGAAGATTTTAAATTCGATTTTTTCAAATGTTGCTGAAATAGCAACATCATTTTCGTCATAATAACTCAAAAGAAAGTTGAAATTATTACCTTTTATTGCGTTTAGATCGATCTCTGGTGTCATTTTATGCCTTTTTCTTCTTATTCTTATTTATCTTCTTAAGCTCCTTTTGTTTTTGCTTTTCCATCATTTCGGCTATACCTCTTTGTTGCTGAATATTAGCAACTACACTCTTATAAGATTCAAAATTTGTTTTGATTCTGGCTTCTTGATCCTCTGGATATTTCTTTTCACACAAAAGTTTATGACAAACTTGCATTCCAAGATGGAATTTTCCGACTGTGTGGGCCACAGCACCAAGTTCATCTAAAATACCCCATGAATATGGAATTTCTTCAATGAAGAGAGTATCTTCACTTGGTCTTGGAATTTCCATAGCAAGACGAGCATAATTGTATGCTGCTCTTGGTCTATTGTGCATTCTGTGCAATCTTGCTAATTGATAAAGTGGTTCGGCCCTAATTGGTCTTGCTTCATAAGAACGCATAAATGCGTCATAAATTTCTGACCAGGGATGTTGTAAGAATGTCTTACAAATTGCTACTCTATAAAGAGAAAAAAAGATTTCTTCTTCCCATCCACCCATTTCAGATCTTCTTTGATATGCTGCTAGTGCTTTATCCCATTGCTGTGAGTCAAAATAGCTCTGGGCAAGATAGAACATATATCTAACATTTGTTGGATCATCAACAATAGCTTTTTCTAAAGCTTCAGCATCTCTAGAATACTTTTCTTTCGGATCAATTCCAACATTTCTTGCACCTTCTGTTCTAGCGACTATAGAATAGTTTCCATTCAATTTTTCTAGTCTATAGGGTTTTGGATCAGAATCTGGATATTCGTGAAGAACACCGACATATCTCCAATCTCTATTATTCTTGAAAATTTGAGTTCTCCACCAAGTGAATTCCCCTCTGCTAAATTTCAGAGTATATGCGTCCACCTCAGTATCAGCAGGCATTGAGAATTTGCCTTCTACAGTATCGTCAGCGTCAATGACCCAAGCGTAATCTGCCTTGTTCTTGGCATTCTGGAACGCTTCTGTACGAGATCCAATCTTTCCACCATGATCCCCGAATCCCTTCCAATCTGACTGATAGATTTCGCCAGGAATACCCTTTTCAGCAAAGAAATTGCGAATCATATCCTGAGTTCCATCACTAGAACCAGTATCAGTGATGTCGTAACGGTCAATGTACTTGTAAATTGATTCAAGGCAACGAAGAATGACATGGGTTTCGTTCTTCACGATCATGCATAGTGTAATTGTAGGTTTCATTTTCTGTAATTATATATTTTTATTGATTAATATCAAGAACTATTTATTAGGCAAATCTCAATCCCATTGATGCAATTTTATTCCAAATTTAGATAGAATATTTATATAATGATCGACTGACGGATATTTTACAGGATCATTAGGTAAATGTCTATGATGGAATTCACAATATAACTCTATATTTTTTGCGTTTAATTTCTTACCCAATTCGCACTTACTGATAAAGTTATTTAAAATTAAAAATTCCGCTCCCTTGACATCTATTTTAACTATTAAATTATCAAGTGGCTCTTTAATTTTTTCTTCTATGAATTTGAATATATCAACAGCCTTAACTTCTACAAATTCTCCGCTAAAATCTCTTGGTCTAGATCTTGGAACATCATCAATTATACTAGATCCCTGATGCATTTCATTGATATTTTTTTCTATTGAAAGTTTTGTTATTCCATCAAGATCAGCAGCAGCGGCGTTATGTCTATTAACGGACGGAAAAATTCTCATTGCTTCGTTCATATCATCAAATGAGTACGGATATCCAGCATATCTTTCTGTTGTACCAGTACCAGCTAGCTGAAATAATACTGGTTGGGGTTCGAAGGTGTGTATTTCCCACGACTGCTCATTCATTGAATATTTACGAATAAACTTTAACAGGCCACTACCCATATGGGTTCCAAGATCTATAAATAAATTTTTCATAATTTTAATTCCTTCTCTGATCTATTTAGTGCAGATCCAACTACCTGATGCATGTCATAATATTTGTAATCTGCTAAACGCCCACCAAAAATATACTTATCTGTGTCTATTAATTCTTTATATTTTTGATATAAAGCATTGTTATTTTCATCATTTACTGGGTAATATTTTTCTTTCGTTGTATCCCATTGTTGGGGATACTCTTTTGTTATTACCGTAAAATTTTGTTTTCCAAATGTAAAATGCTTATGTTCTATTATTCTTGTATATGGTACAGAATAATCAGCAAAATTACAAGAAGCAAAACCCTGATAATCTGGAATATCCAATACCTCTTGATTAAAATTCAGACTTCTCCATTCCAGTGTTCCCAGCTCATATGCAAAAAATTCGTCTATTGGACCCGTATAAATTATTTTTTGTGCGATAGAATCTAATTGACTTCTGTTTTTCAGATAGTCTACATTTGTTTCCACATCAATTCCATCAATAAGTCTTTCAAAAATTTTGGTATACCCTTCCTCTGGCATACCCTGATACCTATCATCAAAATAATTATCATCCATAGTCAATCGGATTGGCAATCTTTTTATGATGAATGAAGGCAATTCCTTCGGTTCTTTACCCCATTGCTTTTTTGTATATCCATAAATGAACTTTTGATAAAGCTCTTCACCTATCTGGGATATGGCCCATTCTTCTAAATTTAATGGATTTTCTATTTTAATCTTTACGCTATCAAGCTTTTTCTTTGCTTCTTCTGGGTTTGAAATACCCCAAACTTGATAGAGTGTAAATAAATTAATCGGTAAAGAATACAATTTTCCATTAGACCAGGTTTTAACTCTGTTAACGTAGCTATTAAAAGAGGTCCATTTATTCATGTAATTCCAAATTTTTAAAGAATTAGTATGAAAAATATGACCACCATATTGGCATGCATGAATGCCATTTATATTTTCACTATAGCAATTACCGCCTATGTGATTTCTTTTTTCGACTATTAAACATTTTTTGCCAGCATCTGTTAACTCTCTAGCGCATATAGATCCAAATAAACCAGATCCGACTATTAAATAATCATATTTCATATTGTAGAAACTATTCTTTTCACTAATTCATTGTCATGATTATGCCACAAACCGAAATTATCTATGTCTCTATATCTTGCTCCATTTAAATTTGGATATCTTTGTATTTCAAGCACATTTAATTGATGCTGTTTTAAATTATCATAAAAATAATGTTCAGGTACACAATTTGGATTATTTCTCCAATTATCGTGACACGAACTCAGAAAATTAATCTTTGTTTTAAAACAAAAAAAATCTGTATTATATGCCATTCTTCCTATGTGTAGGGAAGGAGAAACCATCACATCAAACTCTTTATTGATTTCGTGTTCTAGCTTTGTCGTATCGGTAATGTAACAATCTGGATGTAATTGTATTACTGTAGAATACTGTCTGAATAATTCAAACAAATCTGAAGTAGCTTCAATTCCGCCATAATTATATCCTGTATTTTTTGTAGTGATAAGAATATCAACATTACAATCAAATTTAGCTTTATTTTTTATTTCATTTATAGTTCTATTTTGATTGTTACAATGTATAAAAACATCAAAATTTTCCTTTAAAAAATTATTTTTATTAAAAAATATTGATGAAAATTCTATTTCATCGAATTGTCTATGGGCTGTGTAAAATAATAAATACGGATTCATATATACTTTTTTAAATATTCTTGATTTTGATAATACTTTATAAGCTCTTCTTTATTCATTCTAATTAATCTAGAATGAAGCTCATATATTTCATCTTTATTATTTGGAGAATTTAGTGATGATGGGGGGTGTTCTTGGTGAAAGACTATATTTTTGAACCAACCAACATTATATCCTAAATTCTTAAATCTAAATCCTCTCTCTTCATCCTCTGGACACCAGTGCCTATAGTTTTCGTTTTCCATAAACCCATCTTTGTAAGATTTAGTCTTAAAAAATTGTATGTGTCCAAATCTACAAAAACCAACCTTAATTGAGCTAGTTGGAATATCAGAAATATTTAAAGTAGTTTTAAACTTATCAAGATTTGCATCAATATCAATCATTCTTTGATCATATTGTTCAAATCCATATGGATATACTAAATCATAATTTTTATACAATATCAAATGCTCTGCCATAATATATGATTCAGGTCTTAAAAAAACATCAGCGTCATAATTTACTGTAACTGGTGTTTTTACTTTGTGTAACATTTGATTGATCAATCTTGTTCTATGAAAATCTGAAGATTTTTCAAAAAAATATTGTATTCTATCTGAATTAAAAATATTATTGTTAAACTTTTGTTCTAAATCAGCTTCAGTGATAATTATATCAAAATCTGTATGCTCAAGTAAAAATTTTAATGCGATTTCCACATTCTGTTTTCTTTTATCAGAATCTATTTTTATTGGGATTATTGCTGTTGATTCAGGCATAAAGTTTTTTTAACGATTCAATATATTCATCTACTGTTTTTGTAATTTCAAATTTTCTATTAAAATATTCTAAAATATTTTTCTTTTGTTTTTCATTTTCAAGATTTATTCTTCTTACATCTTGAACAAAATTTTTCATGTCATTTTCATTATTGTGAGTGGAAACAAATGGAAGTCCAGACTCTATATTTAATGATGCTGGAGAAGACAAGATTAGACTACACCCAGCAGCAACTGCTTCTTTCACAACAAGCACATCACCTTCAAAACTTGAAAGCAATATTAAGCTTGAATACTGTGGCATTTTTTCAAATACTTCTTGTCTAGACCATGTTCCAAGATATTTAGATTTTCCATAATTTGCTGGTATAAAATTAGGATCAGCAATATGGCCTACAAAATCAATATCAAGATCATTTCCAAACATTCTTTGAATCGTTGCTTGATTTTTTCTTTTTTCTATTTTTCCTATGACTAAAGATCTACCATTTCCCTTTTTGATTCTATAAGGTTTATATAAAGAGTCTGGTATTCCACATCTACACAGACCAATCTTTAGATCTTTTCTAAATCTTAATGCGTGATTGTTTGATATTTCAGATTGTCCAAAATACGCATCAACTGAATGAAATAATCGGTGAAAATGGAATCCTACGTCATTTTTCCATAGAGCTATGAATGGATGATATGGAGAATGAGAAGTAGAAACTAAAGGACAATTTATTTTACCTTTTATTTCGTGTGCATAATCATCATAATGCACATGAACAATACAATCCTCGCTATTTACTTCTTTTTGAATCTTTTCTAGATAATTGTTTTGTTCATTAATTAAAACATATTTTTGATTTCTTTTATCAAATTCTTGGATTATCCAAGTCAGAATATTCTCAATACCCCCCCATCCATTACTACCTGATACGGGAATTGGAAGAGTTCCTGGTCCTACTAATATTATTTTTTTATCAATTATTTTGCTCATAGTACATTTTAGTTAAAATTTTTAAAAGTGTTTGTGATAAATACTGGTTTTCTTTTTGAGCTATAAAAAAGTTATCGACAACAGCATCTATATTTTCTTTGTACAAAGAATCTGTTATGTTTTTAAGATCATTTAAATTTGATATTTTTTTTAAATCTATTATACCATTATAGTTAAATTTCTTAAAAACGCAAATACTACCCCAATAAATTGGTATTGTAGATGTTAAAAAACAATCTAATATTTTTTCTGAGAAGTATGAGTCGGTGTCATCATTTTCAACAGCTATCGAATAATAATAATCAACTAATCCTTCATCTTTATTTTCTATATCTTTAATTCCTCTACCATAAATATCAACAAAATTTTTTACTTTACTTAATATTTTTATACGATTCGCATGACCTGGTAAACTGATATTGTTTGACGATATCATACTTATCAATTTACTTTTAGGCGGTAAAAGAACTGGATTTTTAACCCACATAACATTAGATGGATGTATCCTTTCTACATTTTCCATCCCAACCAATTCATCTATACATGTATAAACTTTATTATAAATTTTAAAGCAATCTTTATTGTTTTTAACAAAATCTATTATTCCTCTAAATCTCAATACTCCAGGACTTTCCTGTAATACTAAAATATTATGTTTTTTATTTTTATCTAAAGAAATACAATTTATAGAAATATGCACATCTAATTTATTCAGATGTGGCAATTCCTTTATCAGTTGAATTACTGACGGGGACCAATCATCAGTATCACAATATGCACTTATCATTGTGTTTCTAGCCACTCCAATACATCAACAGATGGAGTCCAAACAGTGGCATTAAAGAATTTTTGATAAGAGCAAAGATTATTTTTTGCCTCACCAAGACGTTCAGGTATAAACACAATATTATTTGATATTTTATTGGCAAGCTCTAAAACACTAATTTCCTTTGATGATCCTACATTAAAAACATCCGCATTTCCAAGAATTGGGGAAGAATCCCATTGTTCCATGCATTTAATATTTGCTTCTACTACATCCTTAACATAGATAAAATCTCTTTTTTTACTGCCATCACCAACAATTGTTAGTGGTTCTCCTGCCTTCTTTTGCCTCAAGAATATGCTAGTAACCAAGGCATATTGGCCCTTGGCTGGTGCTCTTTCGCCAAATACATTAAAATATCTTAAAATATTTGTACGCAATCCATGCAGTTGAGTATAATTTCTAATCAAAAGCTCTGCTGCATATTTAGTCGAAGCATATGGATTTAAACAATCTTCTGGCAAGTTTTCTTTAATAGGTAGTTTATCAGTCAACCCATAAATGGAAGATGTAGATGAGAAAACAAGACCATTAATTTTATTTACTACACAGGCATCAAGTACAGATAGAGTTCCACCAATATTAACATCAACCGCCCTTCTTGGATCATTTATGGCATTCTGTAGTCTTGATTCTGCTGCTAAATGAAATGCAAACTCGCAATCTTTTGTTACGATTTGTAGCTTGGAAGAATCGCAGATACTAAACACATGGTTTTCTGCTTTTTCATTTACATAAAATTTTTCATTATTTGCAGATTGATCATCAACAACCACTACACGGTGTCCAAGATCAACTAATCTATCGACTAAATGACTTCCAATAAACCCATGACCTCCGGTTACTAAAACTTTCATATTAAAATCATATCCTTTCTATAAATTTCTTGCCAATTTTTTGGAGCAATTTTATTGTACCATCTAGATGGTGCTATAACAGTTTTACTCAAATTTTCATTTAACCAAGATCCCCACCAGGAATAGCTGCTATTAGAAATAATATTGTGATCGCATAGAGACATCAAAATTAAATCAATCTCAGTATTATTATTCATAATAATTTTTGGAATATTAGCAAATTCTTTTGCACACCATTCTTTATCATCTGTAAATATTAAATAATAGTAATTATTACCAAATTGATTTATTGCGTTAATGTAATAATCTTTATCACAAACAAAATGAGTATCGGCTTCGATCAAAAAATCAGTTCTTCTTACATGTATTGATACTAATTGTTTGTTTATTTTTTCTTTAACCATTTTTATAAATTTATGACATTTTTCCATTTTTTCAGAATCAAATGAATAAATGTTTTTTAGATCATATTCATAATCTTGAACAAATCTACTATTTTGAAAATATCCAATAAAATCAGTTTCATCTGGTATTTTTTTAACATCAAAATAACCAAAATTACTTAATTCAGTTGCTTGGTGTTTTGCTGTAACAGAATCTGAGTTTTTTACAGGCAATTTGAATATTTTTGCAATTTCAGCATTATTTTTAAAATCAAATCCAATATCCAATCCTGTACTTTTTCCAACATTATACAGAAAGGCAAATTGAAACATTTGATTTCCAAGGCGACCATATTTTCCTAATTTTTTAAATGTTATCATAATATGAATAGTGAATAAGATTTTTTAATCTTGTAGTTGAATAGCCATGAGATCTACTTATAAATTCTACTTTTATTGAAAGATTCTTTCCAGTATAAGAAGAATTTATGTAATCGTCACCTAAAAATCTAACATCAAATACCTTAGAACAAAGTAAATTTTCTAATTCAAGTTCTGTTTTATATGTAATTACATCGTCAACATTTTTCATAGAAAGAAGAATCTCTTTTCTTTCTTCGACTGTATGTACTGGTTTCTTCTTTGCTCTCTCTATAGAGGGATCTTCATGTAGTAATACAGTTAAATGGTCACATTTCTGTTTACACTCAGCAAACATTCTGCAATAACCGGGATGAATAAGATCAAATGCTCCAGCTAAAACTCCTTTGATACCACAGTTGGTCTTTCTCCACTCCAGAGCATTTATAGCCTTGTCATCTATTACAACATCATATGTTGGTTTTCTGTTGAGAATTAATTCATGATGCTTTATTCCCCATGAATATACTTGGGCTTTAGTTTTTTCTGTCCAGTCTATTCCGCTAGAAGAACCTCTACCAGTGAATATTACAATCTTGTGGCCTTGACTGTATAGATCGTTAACATAATCTATAGCCTTAAATAGTGGCTCGGCATCCATGTAATCGCCAGTATTCACAGAGGTACAAAGAGTACCATCCAAATCAAAACAATAAATCATTAGATTACCGAATGAAGAATTATTTCATGAGCGCATTCTACAATTCCATAATTAGTAGAATCTACCCAAAAATCCAAAGTAGATGTTTTTTTAGTAAGAGTTCTTAGTTTATTATTTGGGTCAAATCCTGTCAAGATAATATGCTTCAAATTATTGTCAAGACAATATTGAGCACAATTTAAAATGTTCTTCGAATTACCAGAGGAACTAATTAAAACAATTAAAGAATTTTTTGTAGAAAACTCTTTTAAATATTGCATAAATGCAAACTCATAACCATAGTCATTCGCATAGCATGTCAGTCTAGCTGCATCAGTAAAACAGATTGTCTTCTTGCCGAGTGCCTTTGTATAGTCCTCTGCAATATGAGAAGAAATTGCGTTGCTTCCGCCATTGCCAAGAATTACTACTTCGCTAATATTAGTTAATACTTCCTCTTTTAGCTTTTCTAAATCTAAAATATTGATTGAATTTAATGTTTTTATTATATCATTTATAAAAATATTCATATTAATTGTTTCACTCCATCTGTATTTAGTTCTATTTTATGAAACTCTTTTGGAACTTCTGTTCCTTTTTTAAAGAATGCTAGGAAAAATCCACCATTTCCTGCCCCACAAAGTTTGTGTGCTGCACAATTATCATATGTTGATAGCCAATTATCCAATCCCTTTATTTCTGGATTTTCTAGAACTGAAGTTGATGTTTTTTTCTTTTCTTCCCATCCATATTTTATTATATTCATAAAAGACTTATAATCCTCACTTATAATTGCGCTCTCTGCCTGTTCAACTAAAGGATTAAAGGAGTCTATAGTTGGTACTTTAACGCCCTTAAGTACTTCTGTGGAATTTCTAGTATATCCAGTAAAATACAAATATGCATCATAAAAATTGAACAATTTTGTTGGTAAAAATGTATATTTTGGTAACTTATCTTTTACAAATTCAATTTTTTTAAATCCGCCAACACAACATCCAAAAACATCTTGAAGGCCAAGCAGGGGATTGATGCTCTTTTCTAAAGAATGAGCCTGAAGCCCACATTCCATATTTGTTATTTCTTTGCCCTTCAATTTGTTTATTACATAAACTAAAGAGCAAGCATAGGAAGATGATACTGCTAATCCAGATCCATGTGAAAAAATATCACTTGTCATGTGAATAGAACACGGAGCCATGAATGAGTTGGTTAAAAGTTCTCTGACTAGATCATTACTTATATCTTTAATAGAGCTAACTTCTTCTCTTTTTGAATAGTTTACAATATACTTTTTTTCTAAATTATTCTTTCCTAGAGTATCCTTATACGCAGAGACATATGTACAAAGATTTGGAGTAAAAGATATTACAGATCCTTTACCATGTGTATCAATGTACGAATCAAGATCGCTTGAACCACCAATTAAAGAAATACGAACTGGTGTTGATACTGTTATCATATTAATGCCTTTATATGTTCTATTGCCTTTGTTCCCAAAGAAAAATTTACTTTTTTTATTTTTTCTGGAAGAGGAAAAAGCTGATACTTTGTGTACCATTCCACATCAAATTTAGATGTTTTATCTGGATCATACTGATAAAATATAGGATATTCTGGTGTTAAAATGGTAAATTCATCGTGGAGATCGCCTATTCCTATGTCGTATGGAATATTTTTATCTAAAAAATATTTACCATTATCTACTATTTTTTGTGCATAATTTTTAAAGGTTATCATGGTCTAATTTCTAATTCACATTTGGTTAGATATTCCCACTTATTTGCGCTTTCTGCTGCATCTGCTTGATAAAATATTGGCTTATTTAGTGTAAAAACGTTGAAATGTCTTTGTAAGAAGGCACATCCAACATCAAAAGGGGTATGACGATTATACACCAAATCCTTTGACATCATTGAAACTTCTTTTCTATATCGCTCACTTGTGTATAAGATTGCATGGGTTGCTAGAATACCAGCAATCCTCTTATAATCTACATTGTACTGTATGCAGCTATATGCTCTATTACCTATACTAACGCCGAGATATAGTGCATCAGTCTCATCTGGCAAATCAATGATAGGATTGAAATTTTCTTCAATCACTTCTGCATCATCCTCAAGAATCAAAAATGGTGTTTTGAGTTCTTCTAGCTCAAAGATATCAATATGTGATTGAGCACATCCGACATAGTGCTTATTTGCCTGAATTGTTTCAGGGGGGGATGGAATCACTCTAGCAGACTTTCTAATAGTGTTTTTGAAGCCTAGCTTCTCAAACATCTTAGTCATTCGTTCTGCGTTTTTAGTTGCTGTGTCTAGATTGATCCAATATACGGGTATTTTACGAAGATCTATTTTCATAATTAATAAATTTGTTAGAGTATTCTAGAAGTTCTAGAGAATTTGTCAAGATAAAATCAAAACGAGATTCTACTTCTGCCAGATTCTGTAATGCAAATTCAGTTATTACTGGATCGTCTATAAAGGCCAGAGTAGTCTTAGTCTTATCCTTGCTATACAAGAATACAGCTTCGTCTATTCCTCTGCCCCAGTAGACTTCTACTGGCTTGGTAACATTTCTCTTATTTAAAAACTTGTAAACAATCTCTTTTATATCAAGAGGCATATAATCTTCATTGCAAATATACATTATTTTTTACCGATATTATATTTTTGAATAAGTTGCCAATTCTTTTTTTCCGAATGAGGAATAATTTTAATTTGATTGATTCCCAACTGAGGTTCCTTATATTTATTCGCATCTACTGGTTGTATCAAGCCCCATTCAGTCAAAAGTTTCACAATTACATTCCTACGACCCAAATCGTTTTCATCCATATCGCTCTTGAGTCCATCAAGAACAAACATCTCCTTGAAATGCATAATGGCATATCTGCCTCTCTTGTGCAGAATATGGCATGACTGGTATAGCTTTTTTTCTTGTCTGGAAGAAACTCCAATACGAGTAAGAGTTTCCTTTACCTTCAAAAAGTCTTGCTCAGACTTAAGTTTTACTTCTACACCCAAACCTTGAAAAATATCCTCATCAATTGTACTCATAATATCTCCATACAAGGATATTTATTAAATTTTAAATGTTTTGATATGATTTAGGATTTCCTGCTTTTGATCTTCGGTCAGAAGCTTTTCGTACTCCGAAGCCTTACGGTAAGAAACATTGTAATACTTGATAATGGCATCAATTACATCGCTCTTGTCCTTCTTGACCCACCCGCTAAATCGTTTTCGCTTGCGAATAGACCCCTTGAGGTAGTCGTACTGCATTCTCTTATCCAGGAATGGGTACTTGTTCATCTCGTTGGCATAGGCCACCGTATCCATGAAGTAAGACAAAGACTTATTAACTACAAAAGGAACATAGTCCTTGCCATTTGGGTCAAGGACATCTTCCTTCGTATAGTTGATTGATTCTAGAACTTTATTTAAATTCATTATATTTTTGCAACTAGAATATCATTTATAGTATGACCTTCTACAAAGTATACTTTATATTGACTATTAATCAATTTTATTCTTTGTATTAGACCATCCAAAGTAACACGCATATATCCATTATGCACATCTCTAATATCATCAATTAAAATGATGTGATCTTTTCTTGGATGTTTTGCAATTATATCTAATTCTTTGTATAATGGAGATATTTCTTTTCCTAAAGCTGTATCTCCCCCACTGTAATGAGCGTCTAGCCAAAATAGTATCTGATCATTGATATCGCCTATCATCTCATGTATTTTTTGATCAGAACTTCCATTGTATAGTTTTACATTAGAATTATTTTTAAATCTATTAACTGCTTTATTGAATAAATCGTTAGATAATTCTACTGTACGAATTTCTTTGAATCCCAAATCCAATGCTTTTTGGGTAGTATCTCCGGTCCAAGTTCCAGTTTCCACAAAAATTAAATTTTCAGATTTTAGTGGAGTAATTATTTGTTCTATTGTTTGTTTAGTAATTGACATATTTAATCCTAGTTAAATTCATTGCTTGATTCCCTTAAACTCGCAATTCATCAGAATCTCCACCATCATGGCAGTCATGTTGATCTCATGGTCCGCGACGAAAGCAGCCTTGTACTGGTACTCTGCAATGATCGTGATGGCCTGCGGAATGCTAGTAGGAACTAACATATTGGATAGATTGTCGTAAACCTTACGGAAGATATCCGTACTGTTATCCATATTCTTGACAATCCACTCACGAACTCCCTTGAAATCCTTCTTAGACATACACACAATCAGCTTGGCAACATCGATATCCTTGACATCGGATAGAACACCGACATCAATTTCCCCAGATACAGAGTATCGTTGAAGTTCGTTCAGGACTCGGCGGAAGTCTGGAAAGTGCTTGACTACTAGTTGCTGAACAGATTTTTCATTGTATTTAATCTTCTCTGTGTCAAGAATCTTACATGTACGCTTGTACATATCATTAGCAAGTTTTGGACTTTCGGATCCCCCCATGACGTTGAAGTTAACTTCAGTGCAACGAGAGTGCAGAGGCTCAATGATTCTATACTTCCAGTTGCATGTCATGATGAATCGGCAGTTGGCTGCAAACTCCTCAATGGCCCCACGCAACGCAGGCTGAATGCTTTGGGCATTGCTGTAATCGAACTCGTCCAGAATCACCACTTTCTTGGCATCGGTCAGAGATACAGTGCTAGCAAAGCTACGAATCTTAGTCCGTAGCGTATCGATATTGCCATCCTCCGAGCAGTTGATGAGGATATAGTCGCATCCTAGATCATTACAAAGAGCCTTGGCAACGGTTGTCTTACCACAACCTGGGTTGCCAACGAACATCATGTTCTGCAACTCGCCGCTCTTAATCATCTGACTAAATGTTGATCTTAGTTCATTTGTCAAGATGCAATCAGATAGCGTCTGGGGTCGATACTTCTCGACCCACAGGAATTGATCAGCGTTCATATCACTCTCCAGTCTTGCTACCAGATTCCAGAGCAATCCAATAGGTGAGGTCTAGATTCTTTGAAGTGAACTTAGTGATGACCTTACTACCAACTTGAACATCGTAGCTGCCAGGAATTAGCTTGAGGTTTTCCATCTTAAGACGGAATTCAAAGTCATCGCTATAATCAGAATCTAGGCAGTCTTCAGTAGAACCAAGGCTGATAGAATAGCTGTTGGTTGTATTGTCCTTGCTGTCGCAGACCTTAGCAAAGACTTCTCCATCCTCTGCGTAAATCGACATATCAGATACCTGAAGAATGCTGGATGCCTTCTGTAGTTCCTGTAGCTTCTTCTCCGTCAGAGGGAACTGAAGGACTGCTGCTGGCATATTGAGTGCCTTTGGTGGTAGGCTGGTGATAAGCTTTGGCTCACAATAGAAATACTTGACCGATGAGCCAGACTCGTTAGAGATTTCCATATACTTGTCATGGAACTCCAGTTCTGGCTGCTCAAAGAGCGAGACAATTCCAAGGAACTGGGATAAATCCCAGATACCAAATTCCTGTTCAAATGTCTCCTCAACCGTGGCTTCTGCCACGATATTCTTATAAGAGGACATAGTAACGAGCTTGTTTCCCGGACGAATCAGCAGATTGCTGTTGATAGCCGAAAAGTTCTTGAGAATTTGAATCGTTGGCTTGCTGAGAGTTAGTTTAGTTGTAGTTTTCATAATATAAAATTCACCTTTCAATCAGACATTGTCCTGCAAATAGTCATAAAAGTCAAGGCTTCCGTCACGCAAATCATGCATCAATTTCTTCGTGGTGTGACGTATATCACGAAGTTTTTTCTTTCTAAAGAATCTTGTGAGTTTTCTAGCCCGAATGATTTTCCAAAGTGGATGTTTTTTCATAGAATACCTATCCAAAAATACGAGTTACCGTCATAAATGTACTCATATAACATACCATTCGTTGTATTAAGCCATCTCTGTCCGACAACTGGTTCGTAAGGGGCAGATCCTCCTGTATGTACTCCAGCAGAGTTTAAAAGTCTCCATCCCCTTTTTTCTCCATGCTCAGGAGAAAAACCGCTTGTTTCAAAAGCGGCAACAAAATATTTGCCCTCTTTCTCAACGATTTCTCCTTCGCCATATACCTTGAGTGTACCATCAGGATTTGCAATTTTAAATTTTCCTAGAAATTGTAAATTCATTAGGTTTGTACCAGTCTACTAAAATTGTTCTTCTTATCAAGAGTAACCATACTCTTGAACTTATCATGGAGTTGGTCTGTTTTGTGACTAATGACAAAGACGTTGCAACCCTTCTTAAGGTTGTTCAGCAACTTCATAAGTTCGTCTGTTCCTATAGAATCCAGCGACGAGTCAAATACTTCGTCGAGAATGAGTAGGTTGCAGTGAAGACTGTTCTTCATTCTTGCAACTTCTCGCCAAGCGAGGAGTAGAGAAATGTCGATTCTCATCTTTTCTCCTTCACTGAAGCTCAGATACGAAAACTCGTCACGATGCCGACTTTCAATCTTTTCATTAAACTGTTCATCAAGATTGAACTTAACGAAGAATCCCATATTACTGAGATTCTTATTCACTAACTTATTTATAATCGGAAGATAGTGATTAACAATCTTTCCTTTAATACCACCATCCTTCAATAGATTAACAACAATTTCGTGATCATTTTGTTGTTTTTCTAGTGAAGATAATGAATTTTCTTTACTTTTTCTTTCATTTTTGGCAGATTCTAGTTGAATCTTTACTTCATTAATTTGAGATTCGCTAATGGAGTTTTTATCCTGCTCATAGCCAGCCTTAACCTTATCAAGATTGGCCATTTCCCGCTCAATAGACTTGACCTCACGCACCAGATCCTTGATCTGCTCCTCTGTTGTCTTCTTCTCCTTGAGGGTCGTGGCGTACCAGCTAATGGCGTTTATAAGCTCTTCCACATTAATAGCCAGCTTTGATAGCCTAGCCTTCTTATTGTCCGTAATCTGACACTTATGGTTCTTGTCGATGGCCTGCTTACATGTCGGACAAGACTCATTAGAATTAAAGAATTCTAGCTCTTCATTTATAGTATTTACATTTACAGTAAGATCAGCCTTCTTTTCTCTCAGTTCAGCCAGATCTTCGTCCGTAACAGTGTACTGTTCTAGTTTCTTGCCCTCTTGGAGGATTTGCTTGTTTAGAAGCTTAATCTTTGCTCTAGAATCTTCAATCTCTTGAGCCGTTTCTTTAATCTTAGTGTCAAGTACCTCAATGTTTTTTTCAAAGTTTGACTGTAAATTTTTAAGCGTGGTTTCATACAGTTTTATCTTTTCGTCTGTAACTTTAAGGTCAATCTTAATACTTTTGATGTTCTCCCGTATCTGAGAAAGCTTGCCCTTCAGAATTAAGTTCATTAAAGAAAAGACATCAATATCTAGGATTGTTTCAATGACTTGGCGACGATCTGATGGAGGCAATTCCATGAAAGGAACAAACGATGACTTGCCAAGAATGATGACTTGCATGAAGGTCTTTTTGTTCATCTTGAGAATCTGTTTCTCAAGGATTTCTTGATAGTCCTTCGTCTTGGCAGCTTGTTCGATCATCACTCCATTCTTATAGATCTCAAAGATTTTTGGCACAAGACCACGAATAATTTTGTACTGCGCTTTGTTGATTTCGAACTCAACTTCGACAACACAATTCTTCTTGTTTACGCTGTTTACCAGCTGTGAAATGTTGATGTTGCGGAAAGGAGTTCCAAACAAACCAAACGTGATCGCATCAAGAAAGGCAAAAGATTTTCCGTTTCCATTCGACCCACTTACCAAAGTGGTCGCACTTTTCTCAAAGTCAATCTCCGAGAAGTTATTGCCAAAGGAACCAAAATTCTTAAACCGTATTTTCTTGAAGTTAATCATCTATAGTAAGGGATTCGTGGTACAGATCTTTTATGATACTCTTGATATCGTCTTTATTCGTGATCTCAGATAGATCATCTATCTCTTTGCAGATCATCGTTATTGTATCCATATTCATATCAATATCAATAGATGAATAATTCATTTCAATTTCTTCATCTACCACCGTTACATCATACGGCTTTGCTTCGTTCAGCTTGGTTATAAACTTTTCGTAGAACACTGGCTTGTTTCTTCTCTGAACGATCAATCTTACATACTTATCATTAAATTGAGAGAAGTCAAGATTCTCTAGTTGTTCTGGCAAAGAGTCATCGTAAATTATTCTATGAAATAGTTCTTCTGTATTCTGAATAAATTCAAGATCCCGTGTTTTGGTATCGAACACATGGAATCCTTTTCGTTCGTTTACATCCGTGAACCCCATCTGATATTGAGTACCAAGGTATTCGATATTCTTATGGCGAGACTTCAGATGGAAGTGACCTGACATAACAGTTTCGAATCTATCGAACATTTCTCTCTGAAGTCCAGATTCGTGATATACCCCACGAAGAACTTCAAATCCAACAATCTCAAAATGGCCCAATAAAATATGGGCCTTGGAATTCTTGATATATTCCAAACATTGAGGAAGATTGTCTTCGCAAATCCAGGGAACTGCACCAATCGTTACATCTGGATAAAGTATATCTTTTGGTTCGTTTACTACTTCTATGTGAAAATATTTCTCAAGAAGTTCTTGAGGAGAGTTTGTTTTATTTGTATTTCTAAAATAGGTATCGTGATTTCCGATGATGATTTGCATTGACATGCCCATCTTTTCCATCGGTTCAATTACCCGAGTACGAACTTGCTTCAGAGTATTGAAGTTGATATATTTGCGACGATCAAAGAAATCACCCAGATGAATTATTCGTTCAATATTGTTCTTTATACAATATGGAAAGAACTGCCTTTCAAAGAACTGAATAAAATGTTCTAGAAGAACAGGAGAATCATTCTTTGCTCCGAAGTGAGTGTCGTTGATAATTGATATCTTCATCTGACCTTTTTCTTCTTCTTTTTCTTATTCTTTTTTTTAGTATCTTCAAATTTATTTACATCGTTTTCTGTGAGATTGAAAATTTCTCTAAAGCTCACTGAACTATCTTTGGCAAAGTAATTTTCTTTGAACCATCGATGGAACTTTTCATCTGCATTGTCTTCCATAATTTTGTATTTAATATATGATTGCTTCTTTTCTTTTTCAATGCGTCTTAAAAAAGCAAAATATATGATTTGGGTAAAATAAGAAAATGGATTTTTTGATTTTTCTGGATCGAAATTGTGCGCGTACATCAAACAATTTTCTATTCCATCCCCTACCATTTCTTCTCTGTAGGGGTAGTTCATAAAGTTTGGTCTATAGGAAAGATGCTCTGCGATCTTTAAGAAGGACTCTGCTATGTAATTTGATACTGGTGGTTTTTTACGCCCAGAATCTTCAGCTGCATTGTACTTCTTTTTCCATTTTATCATCTCAGCCAAAAATTCTTTATTATCCACATAGTGAGACTTTTCTTCTTCCTCCACTATTGGTATTAATTCTGGCTCTATTATGTCATCTGATTCTTCTATTTTTTTCTTTTTACTCATGCCCAAATAATATCATCTTTCAGAAAAAAATCAATTGACAAAATCTAGACTTCTGGATACACTTCGCTGTGTAGGCGATCAACAAGTAAAATTGTAACTAAATAGTTACTCTTTAGTATCCTCAGATATATCATCGATATACTTACGAGGATCATCGGGGAAGTCTTCCAAATTAATTCCCTTTCTCCTCATCTTTTCTTTTTCTTTATCGGTGATAAATTCCATTTCAGGAATTAAAAGTTCTTCTTCCTCATCGTCATCCTTTAAAGAACCAAACATATCAAAATCTAAAAGACCATTTTCGATCATTTCTTGGAATATATCCGGAGGGATCGAAAAAAACATTCCTATATTTGTATTTGGATTCATAAAAGGAAATGGCATTGATGGTGATAATTTTGTTAGCGGATTGCTAATTGGAGGTTCACTAGAATCTATTTCAATTATTTCATCAAATAATGATTTAAACATATCCTGTAGGCTATCAGGATTTTGTTCTATTTCTTTTTTCTTTTTTTCAACTTGCTTTAAGTTTTTTTTATAATTTTCTTCTGTTTTTACAAATTTTTGATATAAAACTACTGTACTTTCTGAAGGCACAAGAACAGAAGCAATATGATCTCTTGGAAGATCAATATATTCTTGATCAGTAAATTCTAGCCAATTTTTAAGAACCGTTATTTCTCTAGTCACACCAAGAGAATCTGGAGAAATATGAGTTTTAATAACCATTGGTTTTAAAATGCTAATCGTTGAATCGCTTTCTCCGGATAGCAATCCAAGAACTTCTTCACCACTCCTCAGCTTAAACAATCTGCAAGTAGTTTTCATATGACTATTTATCCTTTCAGAGATCTATAGGGACTAATTTATAATTGAAAGATTCGTTTTCGTAAATTTTAATTCGTTCAAGAAAATGATTAAATGCGTGATTTTGGTATTTTTT